GGAGAATAAGACATGATGACTTAGCCGACTTGGGAAGTTTACAATTTACAGTAAGTAGCAATAATAGTAGCGCCCCTACTAGTTCAAGTAATGCTGTAATGACTATGTTAAGGAGTGGTCATGTAGGAATTGGAACGACGAGTCCTGAAGCAGCTTTGCATGTTCTAGGACCTAGTGATTCTTCACATTTTATATATTTTGAACAACCACATTCAGGTGGAGATTTTAGGTGGTATATAAAAAATGATGAATTTACAGTCCAAAGAAAATCTGGTAGTTCTTATGGCAATCAAACAATGTATTTAAATTATAATGCTGGTGGTGTTACTGTGGTGTCTTTGACCCAATCATCTGATAATAAAATAAAACACAATGAAAAACCAATAGAAAATGCTTTAGAAATCATAGATAAACTAAAACCTCAAACCTATTTTAAAAGTACGAAAGTTTATAGTGAAAATCATAATTATGAATTAGATAGTAATGGTAATCCTATTACAAATGATAATTATCAAATAGAAACTGGATTAATTGCTCAAGATATACAGCAAATTCCAGAATTATCAAGTAATGTTACTAGTCCGAAAGATGATATATTAAGTTTAAATTATAATGGTATTTTTGTTTATAATATCAAGGCAACTCAAGAATTACATAAAAAAAATAAAGCTTTAGAAATAAAAGTAAAAGACCTTGAAATAGAAAACTTTTTATTAAAAGAACGTGTTAAAGACCTTGAATCTAAAATGAATGACGTACTAAATAGATTACAACAACTTGAAAATAATTGAAATAGTACTAAGCGGGTGTAGAATTTATAAATAATATTTCTAATAAATAATGATAATCATCTTAATAATATTGATAATTTTCATTCTTTATTTTTTGTTTAAAAATGACGTAACCTTACTTGCTAAAATAATTAATCCTGTGATAGCTAGTTGTTCATTGATAGGAAATGAAGTTATGTATAATACGGATACTTTAGAAACATCAAAAGAATTAGTTAAATTTTGGAAAGTTTTTAGAAAAGAAGCTTTAGAGACGTACGAAAATTATTCTACTATCAGAGGAGATATGTTTTTCGAAGATATAGTAAAAACAGACAAAGAATGGAAAAAACTTTACATAAAATGGCATTCTGATATCGATCCAATAGCTAGGAAATTATGTCCTGAAACTTGTAAGATTATTGAAATATTCCCAGATATAAAAATAGCAATGTTTTCAGTACTGGCTCCTGGGGCTAGGATTTTACGTCACAGTGGGGTGTATAAAGGATGTTTAAGGTTTCATTTAGGTTTATCTACTCCTAATTCTGATGATTGTTTTATAATTATAAATGGAGAGAAATATAGTTGGAAAGATGGAGAAGGAATTTTATTGGATGATACGTATAAACATGAAGTGCATAATAATACTGATAAGACAAGAATAATACTTTTTTGTGACATAGTAAGACCTTTAAATTTTATTGGAAGTAATATAAATAATATAATAATGAATTTGTTTGCAATTTTCACCCGTAGAAAAAATATTTGATATAATAATGGAAGGATTGGTAAAAAAGAGTGCAGATATATCTCTTAAAGTTCAGATAGTAGCAGGTGTTTTAACTTATTTAGGAACTAATACTAATGTAGCAACCAAAGACAAAGTTTAACTGAATTTTAACGTTAGAAACAATAGTTCAAGTCATTGAAATAGTATTCTATATGTGGATCACCAGTTCTATGATGGTAGCTGAAAAAGTTACACCTAGAAGATACATTGACTGGGCAGTAACAACTCCAACAATGCTTTTTACTACTATAGTTTATTTAGACTATATTCACAAAAAAGAAAAAGGAGAAGATACTACTATCACAATTAAAGATTTTTATAATCAAAATCAAGATGAAATCAAACAAATGTTTCTTTATAATTGGTTAATGTTATTATTTGGATTCCTTGGGGAAATAGGAACTTTACCGTTATACATAAGTGTATCAATAGGATTCATTTTCTTTTATTTGTCATTTAAGATTGTCCATAAATATGCAAATAAAACAGAAAAAGGTAAGAACTTTGGAACATTATTTACTATTTTATGGGGATTATATGGGGTAGCTGCAGTATTACCTTTGAGTGAAAAAAATATAAGTTATAACATCCTTGATATCTTTTCAAAGAACTTCTATGGAATTTATCTTTTATACGAAGTAAATAAGGTACGTCAATAGTCATATCGAAAGTATAAAAATTATACATTTAATATGCTTATTTTTTTAAAGACTTTTTACAATTTCTTGTGACATTCTTGAACCATCATAAGATTTTACCATACTATTCTTTTTCATCGTTAATAGTGTTGGGAATCCTTTTGAACCATATTCATTCATAATAGAACTTGTATGTTCATTTTCATCTGTTGCTATAATCACCGGATTAGTCATTGTTACTTTATCTAATTCTCCACTTTCCTTTAAACTTTTACAATGTCCACACCAATCAGCTAGTAAACATATTAATACACCTTTACCAGTTTTTCTACACACTGCTTTTGCAGATTCAATAGGATTTTCTTTATCTGATACTTTAATTATTTTAGGATTAGTATCAGAACTTTTAACACTATTACAACTACATGCAGCAATCATTGCTTTAGATGTTCTTGGACCTTCATATTTCCCAAAACCTCTTTGTTTACAATGTATAGCAATAGTAGGGAATCCTCCTGAACCAACTTCATTCATTATTTTTTTACCTTGTTCGTGGTCTCCATCTACTACTACGACAAGATGTGATTTAGCTGCTTTTTGTAATTCACCTGATTCGTGAAGGGTTTTACAATGTCCACACCACCCGACTGTTACTGCTACTATAGTACATTCGTTACCAGAATGTTGACTAATAACTGATTCAACTGTATCACTATCAGTTAATTTATGATATCTTCCTGCTCCTCCTAATTGATTCACAAATGTTTCAGAACGACCTAATAAAGTATTTAACATTTTTTTGAAATAGTTTTGTTTTGCCATACAAAGACAGATATACAAAACTGTGAATAATAATAAAGCTTTTATTAAAAACTTTTTTTGACCTTCTTTATCTTTTGGAATTTTCACCATTATAATAGTAACTTAGAAAAAAAATATATTATTTTTCACAAAAAGATGATAAAAATAAACTGACACTTATTGTTCCTAATAAATGACCAACATGACAATTTAATTGCATTGATCTATAGTTGTGTAACCAAGCTTCTCTTTGTTTTTTGTCTTCAAGGTGAAGTATCATATAATCACTTTTAGGATGAACCTTATAAATAACAGCTGATAAAAAAAGAGTAATAGAAACTGCTATACAAAATAATGATTTTCTATCATATCCTTTATCCATACTCATTTTAACTACAAGTCCTGCAAAAATTACAGATAATAACAAACTTTTATAATAAATTTTACCCCTTTCTTTAACTATACCTTTGTATTTTTTTTTAAGTTCAGTTGAAAGAGTAGCTTCAAATTCATCAAATTTAGGATCTTGTACAGCTTTTGTCATACAAATAATCATACCTATAAATAAAATCATTGCAACAGCACAATAAGGTTTACAAATATACATATAATATAATCTATATAAATATAAAAAACCATCATTAAAAATGGAAAATAATGATTTCTCTTTTATGAAAACTGGATTTAACATGTTACAAAGTGAAACTAACGTTAGTGAACAAGAAATGAAAGAAATTCTAGCTAATTTTGCAGTAGTTATGGATGATGCAGTAAAATTAGCTGAAACTTATGTTATTCATACAAATAGAAATAGCATAACCCCTGAAGATATTAAATTAGGACTTAAATTTAGAAATTTTTACAATCAACAATTTTGGTCTCAACCTAATGCTTTACAAAAATTAGAAAATTATAAACAAATCATCAATAACGAAGAGGAAGATATGGAGATGGAAGAAGAGAGCGATGATATCGAAATGGAACAACCTTTTTCTGTGTCAAATTGTCAATGTCCTACTTGTAAAGGATTGAATAGTATGTTTAACGTATGGAATAACTGGCAACCTCCAACTGTTCATCAAAGAATTGTCAAGAATGTTATAGATAACATGTAATTATTTTCAAATTTTAAAAGGTATAGAAAAATATGCACAATACAATCAGAATGTCTTGTTATTGTAATTTACCAGCGAAAAGTTATACCTGTTTAACAACAGGGTACAAATATTATAGGTGCTCTAAGACAAAAAATGATTGGATTTATAAACATAAAAGATGGACAGTCATAAAGTCTAAATTACAACCGTGTAATTTTAGAAAAATAAAAAGAAAATTTTTAAGTACACATAAAACCTTAAATTATTCATGGAAGAAATGGAAAAAATTCCATATAAATCTTAAAAAAGAAAGAATGATTAATGAGACTAAAAAAATAGATAGAAAGACACCATGTCTCAAGGTAGAATCAATGATATTACAATTATATTTTATCCATAAAAAAATTGAAGGAGATGCTCTTTATGTTGCTAAAATTGAAAAAATAAATATGATTAGAAATGTTTGTTTAAAGTATAATTATAAATGGTATGACCCTAGAAAAGAAACATTTCAACAATTTATTGAAAAATTATACAAATACTTTCCTTTATCAATGTTGTTCTTTAAACCTTTACCAGAAGAAAGATTCCCTATAAAACCTATTGTGAGACTTCCAAAAAATACCACTGAGTCTGTTACAGAAATATGTAACAAAAGAATAAAATTTATTGAAGATATCTCTAGGATTAAACCTAATCCTATAGATACACTTAATAATAAATTGAAAAATATTATTTTAGAAAATAAAAAATACAGAATGTTAAAGAGAAGAGAAATGAGGAATAGAATAAAATATAGTTAATTTTTTTTTTGAATGCTTAGCGTTCATTTTAAATCTTCATCGGTGTAAATATGCTATTGTAAAAAATATGCTATTATAAAAAATGAATAGTACAGTATAACAATAACAATAATATGAATTGTTTTACACATTTTATTAAAAAATATAGTATTTTTATGAATATTGGTTTTATTATTTAAACCAACTAAATTTATACCAAAATCAAAAAGACTGTTACTCCATTCTTTTTTATTTAGTGTTTCTTCACAAGGTTGATTACACAAAGATTCGTGATACGTGTAAACTCCAATTATGTCACACACATTTTCTAACCCATTTTTTAAATCATTATGTTTAAATTTATATTTAACAATATCTATCATTTGATCCCTAGCTTTTTTACTGTAAATCATAGCATGAACGCCTCCTTTCATATAACACTTTACGTGTTCATTTAGTAAAGTAAATGGATTTATCAATAAACATACACATCCTAAAGCATAAATATTAATATTTTTATTAATAATAAATTGTTCTATTTTGTTTTGTATTGCTATATCTTTTATATTTTCAGTAAACATAAAATCATCTTCTAATACTAAAATCCTATTAAGATTTTTAGTTAAACTAAATATATAAAGATTTGTATACGTAAGGTCTGTATAAGTTTTGTTAATTTTTACATTAAAAATGCATTTATCGTATTTTTTATAACCTTTATTGTATACTATAAATACATTCTTAGTAGGGATAATAGATTCTAATTGTTTTTGTATATTTTTATGTCTATCATGACTATATTCCATTGTCATAATATAAGTTTCATCTATAAAATTATCAAAAATTCCTTTATTATATATTAAATGTTTAATATAATATGCTTTTTCATTAAAATGCATTGTCTATAATAAATAAATTTTTTAATTATTAATTTTTACCGAGATTTCTTTTTTTTTGTACTGAATCCTGCAGCTCTTGCTGCTTTCTTATCTACTTCAAATCTTATCTTACACTTAAGAGGTTTAGTTTTCTTTGAAGCAGCTAATACACAACCTTTTACACGTTTTGCAGCTTTTAATTCTTCAGGAGTAGTTGGTTTACATTTAGCTCTGTAAGAATTATATCTAGGTTTTATTTTAGTCTTAAAGTCTTTAAGACTTAATTGACATTTCCCTAGTTTTGCATTGACTTTATTATGGATTAGGAATACCCAATAAGCTACGTTCTCTCTACAGTTCAAAAATCTTGTTATTGGAAGTTCTTTACAAAATTTGTTATAACTTATTCTACAATATTTACATGGAAATATATTACCAAGATTTATAAAGAAATTTTTGTAATTTTTACGATCTTGTCTGGTTGGTTTTAATGGGTAATTGTGAGCTACTGTGTGCAAAAATATCCACGCAGGAGGTCCCCATACTTTTGTACGCATTCCTTCTTTTTGTTCCATTTGTTTAAATTTTGACATCATTGGTATTGCTAATGGTCTTTCTGGTGCTCTTCTAGACATTATACTAATAAACAACATTTTTTTTATGAAGAATTAGGACAAGGTTTTCCAGTATTTACCCATTGACCATTTTTACGAATCCAATATTCTGTTTGTACAACACCATCAACTACTAGAGGTTGGCCTCTAGATGAGTATTTAATACTTCCCATTCCATCTCCACAAACCCACCACATTCCATTAGGGTGTGTAGAATAAGTTTCATTTTTTTGTAAAATTGGAGCTGTAAATACAGGATCTGGACTATTTTCATTTGGATCACTGTATAAATTTTTTTTCAAAGGAGTGAATTCTAAATTGGCGAATTTTGACATTATACTAATAGTAAATATTTTTTATTACTTAAAAAATTGTGTTTATATTTATTATTATGATAAAAAATAGAGGAACTGGTGCTGGTGGTGCTAAAACAAATATTAATGGTAGTATATTAGAAATTAAAGTTAGAAGTTTAATTTCTTCTTGGGTAACATCTAAAAGATTAATACCAACAAAACGTAAATATAAATATGAACATAAATTCAATATAGAAGAAGTTGTAATAAAAGGTAATACGTATATAAGAGCTCCTGAAACTGCATTTCCAAGATGGAAACAAGAATTTGGAGAAGAAAATATTGATACTGTTAAACCTTTACATGGAACAAAATGGCCAGATGATTGTTTAATTAGTAATAAAACAATTAATTGGATAGAATGTAAATGTCAACAGACTTATGGTTCTATTGGTGAAAAGTTACAAACCCCTAGGAACAAAATTAGAAACTTGAAGTGGCGTTTTCCAAATTGGGAAATTAATTATTTTTATATATTAGATCATAATTTTAAAGATTTATGTCCACAGGAGATTTCTGATCTAGAATTCGACAGTATTCCTTATATATTTGATAACGAACAAGATTTCGAACAAAAATTATTAAATATGATAAAATAAATTAATCTTCTTTTCCTATAATCACTTCTACTATTCTTTCATTAAATTCATATGCTTTTTTAACATAGTCTGTAGGTGCAAAATGAAATGGATTTTTAATCATTATAGATGGATTATCCCAATATACTAACACTTTAAATTTATCATCTTCATATTTTTCTAAAGCTTGTTGTGCTATATTTTTTATATCTTTCTCGTAAGGAGGCCAATTGTTCGACATTTATACAAATAACGTTTTTAAATTTTTATATCAATTAATCAGTTTTATGACTAATTATAACTTCAGTAGTCCTTGAACCAGGATTTTTTGAATTAATAGCTCTTCTTGCTTCTATTTTTAATATTTGATAGTCTACAAATGTTTTTGTAACTAAAGGTACGTCACTATTACTCATTGAGAATTTAACTTTTAAATTTTTAACCATTGAAAACAATTTGATATGTGTATCTAAATCAAAACCTTGCTTATTGTATCCTACGAAAGATTTTTTATTTTCTTTTGCGTAAGGTGGGTCTAAATATACATAATCTCCTATGTCAACATTTTCTAAAGAATTTTCAAAACCTAGACAGTAAAAATTTACATTTTTAATCAAACTTTGTATTTTATACAACTGGTCTTTATTAAAAATTTCAGGTACTTTTTTATAATGTCCAAATGGTACGTTAAATCCATTAGGCCCTTCTCTGTACATACCTCTAAACCCTATTTTATTAAGAAAAATAAAATAAGCTGAATGTTTTGGAGTACATTTATCCATAAAGTTAAAAACTGTTCTACACCAATAATAATAACTTTCTTTTGAACTTTTTCCTTCTTCTTCGTTTTTAGGTTTTCTTATTATTTCTTCCCCAGTTAATCCTTTATACTCTTCTTTTAAAATGGTCAATTCTTCTAAAACCTCTTCAATGTTGTCTTGAATATTCTTATAAACATAAATTAAATTTTTATTAATATCATATGCATTTATATTTCCTTTAATGATTATTTTTTTGTCATTAACTAATGTTAGAAGAGCTAGTAATACACTACCTCCTCCTAAGAATATTTCATGATAATTATTCATTTTTTTTGGAAAATTATCAATAACATTCCCAATTATCTGAGTTTTTCCACCAATCCATTTCAAAAAAGGTTTTTGATACATAATAACTATATACGTTTATTTTTAAATACTTAAACATAAATAATTATTATAATTATGTCTTGTTTAACTCGCAGAGGTTATCGTATTGATCGTACAGACGAAACTGCAAAATACATCGAAGCTCTCACTCTTCAACCAGAAGAACAGAGTAGAAACTCTTATAACGATTTCAAAGAACCCGTCTTAGCTTATAGAAAAACAAAAAGCTATATATTTGTCCCTAGACATTACGGTTATCTTGAATTTGGAAAACCTGATTATGATAAAACAGGAGAAGGTGAACCTATCGAATTAAAATTTAACGGGTCTCTCAGAGACTATCAACTTGAAGTTATTGATAAAACTAAACCAGCTTTAGAAGATGAAACAAAAAGAGGTGGTATTTGGGCTTTAGGAACAGGTACTGGTAAAACAGTTATTAGTCTATATTTCCTCAGTGAAATTGTCAAAAGGAAGACTATTATCCTAGTTCATAAAGAATTTTTATTAGACCAATGGATTGAAAGGATAGAACAATTTTTACCTGAAGCTAAAGTAGGTATTATTCGACAAAAAAAAATTGAAATTGAAGACAAAGATATAGTTATAGGAATGATTCAAAGTGTTTCTATGAAGAAGTATCCAAAAGAAACTTTTGATTCATTTGGTCTTCTCATCATCGATGAATGTCACTATGTGTGTAGTAAAACTTTCAGTAAAGCTCTTTTTAAAATTCAACCTAGGTACAAATTAGGTCTGTCTGCTACTCCAGACAGAAAAGACGGGCTGACTAAGTTATTGATTTATCATTTAGGTCCTATCATACATAGAATGAGTAGTACAATAATAGATCCAAAAATTGAATTTTTGTTTACTAAACAAACTTTTACTGAAGAAGTAGATTTCAGAGGAAGAATGAGTATTCAAAAGCTTATTAGTTCATTGACAGAAGATGATGAAAGAAATTCTAAAATTATTAGAAGACTCGTTAAACTTTGTGAAGAAAATAGAAAGACTATTGTATTTTGTCATAGAGTAAACCTTTGTTTCCGACTCAAAAAAATGTTACACTCAGTTTCAAAATTTAAAGGTGCTACTTTTGTTGGTAAGATGAAGAAGGAGGAGAAAGAAGAAGCTAAGCGTCAACAAGTAATTTTTGCAACTTATAGTATGTGTACAGATGCGTTTGATTGTCCTGCGTTAGATTCTTGTATCTTCGCGACTCCTAAGAGTGATGTAATTCAAGCTACTGGAAGGATTTTGAGGAGAAAGAACGAAAATGGACCTTTGGTGATAGATGTAGTAGATAACAACGGTATTTTCAAAGCTCAATACTACAAGAGGAGAAAGTGGTACAAGAGTAAAGGTTATGATTTTGTGAACGATAAGAAAAAAGAAGTTAAAGGTCAAAAAAAAATTAATAAATTTTTAATAAAAAAATAATTTTCTTGGTATACTATTAATGAGTAAACCCGGAAAAGTATTAAAAGCGTTGTGTAAACGTTTAAAAGTGCGTTTAACTATAAAAAGAGGTAAAAAGAGGGTGTACAAAAGCGTTGCTGTTCTTAAAGCACAGTGTAAAAGAAAAGTTAAAAAGAAAAAAAAAGTTAAAAGGAAGAGGAGAAGAAAGTTTGGTGCATCTTTAGCAGTAGAAGACGATGACAATAATAATAATAATCCTATAGATATGAGTTTGGATGAGTTAGAGAGAAGATTTAATAGATTAGGTTTTAGTGTAGAAGTACAACCTGGAGATCTTGTGAATATACAGAGTAATTCAAATGTAAATAAAAAATATATAGTAGACATTCGTAATAAATTATGTGAATGTCCAGGATGTATGTACAGTCTTACATGTAGTCATTTAAAAGCATTGTTCCCCAATGATCCAGAAGTACAGGAACCATATCAATCAGGTAGAGCATGGGTAAAAAAATATAAAGAAGAACATGACGGTAGAGAACCTAGAGATTCAGATAGAGACCAGAGATATAGGACAAGATACAAGAAATATTGGGATTGGCATAATGAGATGAAAGAAATAGATACAACAAAAATTGAAAATAAGCAGGGAGATTATAAAAGACAAAGAGATTTTGGACAAAAAAGAAAAAGTAGAAAGAAAGTTAAAAAAGAAAAAATATCAGCAAGTCTTAAAAAGCTTTGTAAAAAACACAAGGTGCGTTTGACTGTCAAAAGGGGTAAAAAAAGGGTGTACAAAAGCGTTAAAGTCCTCAAAGCACAGTGTAATAAAAAGAAATTATCTAAGAGTAGTTCATTTGGTAAGAAAAAGAAACAAGTTAAGAAAAAGAAAAATTCTATAATGGATACAGTAAAAAAGTATGGTATTCCATTAGGGATAGGTGGAGCAGTTCTAGCAGGAGGTATTGGGACTAATATGTATTTAGACAATTTATACACCAACATATTACTTCAAAAAATAAAAATCGATAGTATAAAGAATAAAGCTTTAAGAAATCACTTTAATCAACAATTCATTACTCAACAGTTTGTTCAAGAAAAATATAAGCAATTAATAGAAATTAATAATACAAATAATGCAAAAGAAATTATGACTGAAAAAGAATTTAAATTAGCAAAAGATATAGATAAATTTGAAAAAAGAATGTATAAAAAAGATAGAAAATTATTAAAAAAAATTGTAAAAATAGTCCCCCGTATACGTCATGGGGAATATGCAGTAATTATAGCTCATAAATTTTATAAAGATTACTTAAAATTCGTAATGGAAAATTGTACTATAATAGGTTATAGAGATTGGAAAGAGTTTTGGAATGATTTAAGAATGAATATTGGAAGAAACAGAGGTAGAAATTCTATAAAAGAATATACAGTTAATGTTAATAGAGACACTTCATTTGGTTCTGTTGCAAGAATGGTACCTGTTAATTTTAGAAACATTCAACGAGGTAGTCATTATATCGTAACAAAAAATAATGGACAAGAAATTTCAGGTCAAATAATGTATTACCAAGGACCTAATAATCATCTTAATTATGATAATAACGAACAAGATGAAAGAGCGTTTATTTTAGTAAAAGTTACTGAAGATATAGGACCTTTTTTCCATAGGATATTTGCAGATCAGATTGATAGAATTGAGAAAGTAGATTTCCCATTGTTACCCGAAGCCTTAGTTAAAAAAATTGAAGGTTATTAAAAGACAATAATTTTCTTGGTATACTAAATGATAGTAAACCTGGAAAAGTATTAATTAATTTTGTTACTAAGATTATAAAGTAAATAACAATTCCCTAGATTAACTAACACACTTAGTAGTAAGACTACTGCTAAATATATTAAAAATAGTTTCATAGGGTGAGTATATCCACCTAAAAGACTGTTTACAAAGTTTTTCATTTCATTTTTACCTTTTTCTTCTATGGTTTCTCCTTTACTCATTGTAATTAGTTTATATAAAAAATAATGTATATTTACGAGTATGGTAAGAAAGAGAAAGAAGAAGAAGGTAGAATTAGTACAAAGAAAAAATTTAAATCCTTTCGCAGATTTTATAACCATTAAAAAAGCTGAAGTAAAGAAAGAAAAATATGTGTCAAATTTTTTTGAAAGAAATGAACCTAAAAATTTACTTGAAGTAGTTGGAAATAGTACTAGTATAATATCTTTAAAAAAATGGTTCAGATCTGTTATAGAAGGAGAAGAAGTTCCTCCTTTTTGTTATATATTTGGAGAACATGGTGTTGGAAAAACTATTTCTATTAAATTAATATTTAAATCTTTTGGTTATGAAATAGTAGAATACAACGAAACTTCTAAATTAGATAAAAAAAAAATAGTAGCACAAATAGAAAAAATTTCTCAAAATAACGGTATCAATAAATTATTTGAAACAAGTAAAAAAAAAGGAATTGTTATAGATTGTGTTGAGAAAGTTTTAGGAGAAAGTGATAAGAATTTAAAAAAAATAATGAATTGTAAAAAACTTCCTATAATTTTAATTTCTAATCAAAAAACAATTAATAGTAAAAATGTTTTTAAAAAATATTCTCATTGTATCCGTTATAGAAATCCTTGGCCAAATGAATTAAAAGAATTGAGTAAAAGAATTATAAAAAATGAAAATATTAAGATAACAAAAAAGAGTACTGAATATATTATTAAAAAATGTAAAGGAGATGTAAGATATTTTTTGAATATTATGAAAATGTCTAAGGTTAATAATGGGGCTAAGATAAAAATTAAAGAAACTAAAAGAATAATAGCTTTTATGGAACGGGATAATTTTTTCGAAACAAAGGAAGTAATTCATAATATTTTCAACAAAAACTGTAAATTAAAAATAAGTGATGTTTATAAACAATGTGAGTCAGATACTCTTTTATTAACTTTTTCGTTACAAGAAAATTATCCAAAATTTTATAATTTCGAAGATGTTTGTGAAATAGCTGATTCAATAAGTGAAGGAGATATTTTCAGAAGTTATATGTTTAATAATCAATGTTGGGAAATGTATAATTATACAGTAAATAGTAATTTTTCTTTTCCTAATTTATGTTCAAACAATTCAAAATGGACTGAAAATAGTAAATTAAAACAAAGTCAGTATATAACTAGTAGGTGGCCCATTGTAAATAATGAAAATAAAAAAAAAGAATGGTTTGATAAAACTTTTGTAAAATTAAGCGTAAACGAAATATCTATGTTTGTACATAAAATACTCATTCCTCAATTAATAGTTAAAAAAGAAATTTCATTAGAAATAGTAGAACAGTGTAAACATTTAGGACTAGATTATGTATCAATTATTAAATTTTACACAATTTCTTTAAAAAAAATTAAGAATTTAACTAAGAAGACAAAAGAAAAACTTAAAAATATATTTCAAGAATAATATATTTAGTATTGTTAATGGAAGAAGAACAAGTAGATAACGGATTTATAGAAGAACAAATTACTAAAAAATACCATGAAATTATGAGGAATATGAAAAAAGAATATAAAGGTAATGCAATAACATTAAAATCTCCCGAAAGTAGGATAATGTTAGAAATATTAAGATTTCATCCTGATTTTAAAAAAAAATGGAAAAAAGGATATAAGTTTGTGTATACTACTGGTGTAAACAATAGTGGTACAACTTACTATGATATATTTATTAAAAATTTACAAGGTAGACTTAATACTTTTAAAAAGGACAGATGTAAAATAGGTTTAAAAACATTAGAAAATAATTTTAAGAACATAACAAAAAAACCTATTATACAAACAACATTAGAAGAATTTAAAAAAAAATTTAAAGAACAAGTTGATTTTAGGAAAGATTTTGGTATATGTACAAAATGTTTTGGTTATGATGGTAAAAAATTTGTATTTTGTGATTGTTTGTTATCAAGAACTGACTATAATGAATTTAGGTGTTCTAATCCTTTTGAATATCACTATACAATTGAAGGAGAATTGCTTAAATCTGTACATTATACATACGAACAAGGTTTTGAAGGTGAAGACCCTAATGATAATCAAAGTATATATGATAAATACAGTGTAACTACTGAAACAATAACAATACCTGGTAAACCTGATATTAAAAGAGGTACAATATTGTATCATTTAAGTGATAAAAAATATATCATAGTTAATGATATTAATTCTTTTAGAAAAAACTTTGAAGATCGTATAGCAGAAGCAAACGTAAATAAGACAATAATAACAATACCTAAGGGATATAGAAATCTTAAAAAATATGACGAACAATAAAATATTTTATAATATTACATGGAAAGTAAAGTAGAAAGCGTTAGATAAGGTGTTGATAGTTTTATTTCCGAAAATAATTTATTACCTATATTTCTGGGGGTTACAGTTGGTGCAGCTGTTCAAGAATTTATAGTATCATTTAATGACAATATTCTTATGCAATTACTAACTCCTTATTTAGGTCAATCTTATGAAAACATTATATTAACAGTAGGGAAATTCAAACTAAAAACAGGTAAGTTTTTAAAAGAATCAATAGAATTAATTCTCACATTAGTTTTAATGTACGTTTTAGTAGAACTTTTTGTTAAGAAATACATAATTAAACCTAAACCAAAAAAGGAACAAGAATAAATGATTAAAATAATTTTTAATACTTTTAGTAAAAGCTTTAAAATTTATTTTTATTTACATGAAATTATTTTTTCTTTTTAATTTTATTTTTACATTGCTTCTTCAAAATCTTTTCTGACTTATACACCCTCTTTTTTCCCCTTTTTACAGTTAAACGCACCTTGTGTTTTTTACAAAGCCTTTTCAAAGCTGCTGAAGGTTTTTTGGAAACTTTCTTTTTCTTTTTAACCTTTTTACGTTTTCTTTTAACCTTTTTCTTTCTTCTTCCATATCCTCCTAATAATCCTTGCATAAAAGATCGTTTAGGAGCTGGAGGAGTACTGTCTCCCATAACATTATCAAAAATAGAATCAGTACTCATACCTGAACCCTTTAACATTGAAAATTGATTCGATGCATCTTCTACACTCATATCGGATAGTGTTGATAAAGCAGCAATTACAACAAGTTCCTTAGGGTTAAATCTTCCTGTTTCTTTAAGTTGTCTTAAATCATTAATTTTTTCCATAATATCAGGATTTTCTTGTAAAATTTTACTAATACTAGCAGGATTAATGATATTAAAAATACCAGAAAGAGGGTTAGGACTACTTCTTTTCCTTCTTCGTTTTACAGGTTTTCTGCGTTTTACAGGTTTTCTGCGTTTTACAGGTTTTCTGCGTTTTACAGGTTTTCTGCGTTTTACAGGTTTTCTTCGTTTTACAGGTTTTCTACGTTTAGTAGTTTTTCTTCTTCCATAAGCTCCTTTGATAGCTTTAGGACAGTAAAGACTTCCGAAACGCCTTCTACGCTTTCTTTTACCGAATTCTGCTGGTGTTCCTTCTTTTGAATCTTTTTTATCTTCTTTAATATCTTTTTCGACTTTTTCGATTTGTTGTTTAAATTCTCCCATTATTTCTTCTAATTTTTGTTTTTGATCAGTTAGTTCTCCTTTTGTATTTTCGTCGTCAGTTTTTTCTATCTCTGATTGTAAATCATTAACCATTGAACCAAAAATATCATTGATTATTTTACCATGATCTAGTATTTCTTTTAAAGTTTTACTACTATCATCATCTAAATTTTTAATAGACTCTAATTGACTATTAATAGATGTAGAAATTTCCGTTAACTTATTATTAATAGTGTCAACATATTTGTGATGATCTTTTTTTATGTTACTTGTTGCTTGAGCTAATTGTACTATAGAATTTTTTAATTGACCTATTTGTTGAGTAGCTTCTTTTACTTTTGAACTACAATTATTTCCCATTTAATAATAACCGAGAAAAAAAAACGATTCCTTTAATTTTTAATTTTTAAATAATACTATTTAACTGTTAAAAATTAATATTGAACTAATAAACTTAGTTGGAGTATGCAAGACCACCCATACCACTCATGATTCTAAGAACATTGTAGTTGGTTGCGTATACTTGGTATTCATCAGCAGCACCATTACCAGCATCGTTCAATTGCAAGGTTGCGTTGTCGATTCTGGAGAAATTGCATGTACCACTTGGTTGATGATCTTCTGGGCGAAGACCGAAACTGTATACACCAATTCTGTCACCATGAGGAACATTGGTGTGGTGTTGCATTGGTTGAACACGAGTGAAATAGTTCATTGGTCTTTTTGCGAAACGATCATGACCGTTCAATTGCAATAAAGCACTACCTCCTTGAGTACCAATATTTTTGAAATCAGTTGCGAAACCTTCTCCTGCAGCTCTAGTAGTTTCTCTCAATACCCATACAAGTTCTTTACATGGATGATTGAAATCTAATCTCAAGGATTGACTTGCACCAGCACCTGCAGTTCTTGCTACTGCACCAGTGTATTGTACTTGGTCAATCAAATATTCATGAGATTGTTGTGCGAAACGTCTTCTTTCTTCGGTATCCAAGTAGATGTAGTCAACAAACATTTTAATACTAATATCAGTTGGATTGTTAGCAGCAGTATGAGATAATTCTGATGCTGCTGCGAATTGAAAGTTAAATTTAACTTCATGATATTGTAAAGCAATCAATGGAAGTGCCAATCCTGGGTTTCTGTTAAACCAGAAAACAAGAGGGCAGTAAAGAGTAGCAGTTGTGTTATGTGTAACTTTATTACCACTAACTTTACCGTAACCAGACTTAACTGGAGCATCATCAGCATCATTAGGTCCGTAATGAGCATTACTCAATTCGTTCCAGATTTGGATCCATGCTGCGTAGTGTTTGTCAATTTTTTGACCACCAATTTCTACTTCAACACTTTCAACTAAGTTATGAACACCATTAGTGGTTAATTCACCAATAGTAGCATTGTTTGCTGTTGTAAGTTTAACTTCAAGAACGCAATTGGAAACCAAATCACCATTTCTTGAGATTGTTGCGGTTGCTCGTGAACCAGGAGTGGCGTTACCCATAAAGGTTTGTTCGACCGACTCGATTGCGAAGTTGGTACATCGTCTGTACACAACCTTCCAGAAGGTAATTTGAGGATTACCTGTTAAGTAAATGTCTTGTGCGCCGTAAGCTACTAATTGCATTAAACCACCACCCATGTTTGATACTATTAAGAAATATAATAATTTTGAAAAAAAACCTAAATTAATTAATTTAAAAAATAAAAATTAATTATTAGTATGAAGATACTTTCATGGAATGTTGCTTTAACTACATGTTTATTGAGACTTTTTAGTGGAATTTATAAATCAAGAAAGTTATCTTCACAAAAAATTTTTGAATTAATTAACAAAATTAAACCAGATATAGTATGTTTTCAAGAAGTTCAGTCCTATGCCTATAATTTTTTATATTCCATCTTAGAAAAAGACTATCCTTATTCTTGTTACAACCCTGAATTAGGACTTTTGACCATTAGTAAAATGTATTTACAACCCGAAGAATCTGTTTTGTTTCCTAAAGATACTTTTACAACTTGTTGTGGAATAAGAACAGGAATCATTCATACATTTATTCCTAAAATAAATAAATACATCGTAAACATTCATCTTCCCTTAAGAAAACATGAAAACGATTCAATATTGAATCAATTAAAAAATTGTTTAAATTCATTAAATGGGGAAATTATTCTATTAGGAGATTTTAACGTTGACTATCCTGATTTGTTTAATTTACTAAATACTCTTAGTATAAGAAAATCACCTATTCCTAAAATAACTTTTACTCATTTAGTAAATTATCAATTAGATTACATGTTTTACATTAAGAATAATGAATGTGTTCCTTTAAAATACAAAGTTATTCGGAATCTTGAATCTGATCACTATCCAATTTTTTATTCCTTTTCGTAAAAATACTTTTATATTTTTAAATGTATTCTAAAATACTTTTAAAATTATAAAATTAATCCATTAGACTTAGTTGGAGTATGCAAGACCACCCATACCACTCATGATTCTAAGAACATTGTAGTTAGTTGCGTATACTTGGAATTCACTACCGTCAGCATGTGGAGCATCATTAAGAGTCAATTGCAAAGTTGCGTTGTCGATTCTTGAGAAATTGCATGTACCACTTGGTTGATGATCTTCTGGACGAAGACCGAAACTGTATACACCAATTCTATCACCATGAGGAACATTGGTGTGGTGTTGTAATGGTTGTACACGAGTGAAATAGTTCATTGGTCTCTTAGCGAAACGATCATGACCATTCAATTGTAACAAAGCACTACCGCCTTGTTTACCCATATCAGCTTCAAAGTTACACAAACCTTCAGCTGCTGTTAGGTTTCTTTCGACCCATACAAGTTCTTTACATGGATGGTTAAAGTCTAGTCTCAAGGATTGACTAGCGGCAGCACCTGAAGTTCTACTAACTGCACCAGTGTATTGAATTTGATCAATCAAGTATTCATGAGATTGCTGTGCGAAACGTCTTCTTTCTTCGGTGTCTAAGTAAATGTAGTCAACGAACATTTTAATACTGTTAATTTTTGCAACAGTGTTACCAAGAACATTTGCTGTATAACCTGAACTATCTGCATTAACTGTACCAATCTGTGTAGTAAGATTAGCAAATACATTAGCCAAAGCACTAAATTGGAAGTTAAATTTAACTTCATGGTATTGCAAAGCGATAAGTGGAAGAGCCAAACCTGGGTTTCTGTTAAACCAGAAAGCCAAAGGAACATAGAAAGTTTCTGTAGAAGTAACTTTAGCTGCATTATTAGCTAAAGTTATAGCTGCTGGAATAGCTGCATGACCTAATGTTTTACCACATCCAGATACAACTGTTGTACTATCATCAGTTTTAGGACCATAATGAGGACAACATAATTCGTTCCAGATTTCCATCCATGCACCGTAATGTTTGTCAATTTTTTGACCACCAATTTCTACTTCTACACTTTCTACTAAATTGTACATACCACCTTGATGTAAACTTGTTCTAACTGATACAGGAGGATCAGCATTACTAAATCCAGATAAGAATGAAGCATCAACTTCAAGAACGCAATTGGAAACCAAATCACCATTTCTTGAGATTGTTGCGGTTGCTCGTGAACCTGGAGTGGCGTTACCCATAAAGGTTTGTTCTACCGACTCGATTGCGAAGTTAGTACAACGTCTGTATACTACCTTCCAGAAGGTAATTTGAGGATTACCTGTTAAGTAAATGTCTTGTGCTCCGTAAGCTACTAATTGCATTAAACCACCACCCATGTTTTATAATATAACAAAATAAAAAAATTTTGAAAAAAAACCATTTCCTTTAATTTTTAATTTTTAAATACTACTATTTAACTGTTAAAAATTAATTAATCGTTAGATTTAATTAGAGTATGCAAGACCACCCATACCACTCATGATTCTAAGGACATTGTAGTTGGTTGCGTATACTTGGAACTCATTAGCTGCACCATTAGCATGAGCAAGAGATAATTGTAAAGTTGCGTTATCGATTCTAGAGAAATTGCATGTACCACTTGGTTGATGATCTTCTGGACGAAGACCGAAACTATATACACCTATTCTGTCACCATAAGGAACATTAGTATGATGTTGTAATGGTTGTACACGAGTAAAGTAGTTCATTGGTCTTTTTGCGAAACGATCATGACCATTCAATTGTAACAATGCAGTACTTCCATTTGTACCTCCAATACCAGCAAAGTCGGTTGGGAAACCCTTAGTCGTGTTTCTTGTAGTTTGTCTTTCTACCCATACAAGTTCTTTACATGGATGATTAAAGTCTAATCTTAATGATTGCATACCTCCAGTACCAGCGGTTCTTGAAACAGCGCCAGTGTATTGTACTTGGTCAATTAAGTACTCATGAGATTGTTGTGCAAAACGTCTTCTTTCTTCAGTATCCAAGTAGATGTAATCAACAAACAATTTAATTGATGAAATAGCAGGAGCTTTAGTATTATCTGTAGCAATTTCTGATGCTGCTGCAAATTGAAAGTTAAATTTAACTTCATGATATTGTAAAGCGATGAGTGGAAGTGCCAAACCTGGATTTCTATTGAACCAGAAAACCAAAGGAACATAATGAGTTTCATCGTCATTAAAATCAAGTAATGCGCCTATTGCTTTACCATAACCAGATATAGCTGGTGCTGAGTCATCAGTTTGAGGACTAAAATGTGGGTTGCTCAATTCATTCCAGATTTGCAACCATGCAGAGTAATGTTTGTCAATCTTTTGACCACCAATTTCTACTTCTACACTTTCTATTAAAGCATGCATACCTCCATCAGTGTATGGACCAGTATTATGTTGATTAGCTTCAATTTGAAGAACGCAATTGGAAACCAAATCACCATTCCTTGAGATTGTTGCTGATGCTCTTGAACCTGCTGCTGCGTTACCCATAAAGGTTTGTTCAACAGACTCAATTGCGAAGTTAGTACACCTTCTGTATACTACCTTCCAAAAGGTAATTTGAGGATTACCTGTTAAGTAAATGTCTTGTGCTCCGTAAGCTACTAATTGCATTAAACCACCACCCATATTTTATACTATTACAAAACAAAATAAAATCCGAAAAATTATTTATTACGATCATTATAATGAGTGTTTTTTGCCTTTACAAAAGCTTGTTCTAAATCTCCTTGACTAGGTTTTTGGATAGGGTAGACGTAACGTCTGGCTAAAAATTCACCTACTGCTACATCACCGTTAAAACTTTTTTCAGTATCATCTCCTTCTGAAACATTAACAGCTTGTTCACGGACAGCAATCATTTGACGAAAATAATTAACGTCAAAGTTTCCATCTATGATGTGTTTGTAGAATTTAGGGTATCTTTCCTTAAATTCTTTGTATTTTTCATCCATTTCTATTTTGGATAATAACTCTGAATCTTTACCTATGTTTTCAGCATTTTGAATAATGCTTTCATAGTCTATAACGTGCGCCATATAAATATTCAGGGATATTATTTTTATACTTATTTCATATTTTTATAATGATATGATAATCTAACTTGTTCTTCATAAGCATCATTAATACATTTGTTAGCGCTAGTATTAGAATGATTAGAATCGACAAAATTCATGTAAGTGGTTGAATTTGTATCAAACCAACTTGAATCTTCTGGGCAATCTTTCAAAGTTTCATTAAAAAGAATTTGACTCATATTTTGATAAGCTGGGAGATTTTCACCTCTACTAGACATACCTTGTACAGGTGCTCCTTCATGGGTACTTCCAGAATCAACTGATGCGTTAGTTGGTTGTGGAACAGGAAGTACATTATCCATTTGTGGAGGAACAGTATTATTAGGAGTGTAAAAAACAGAAGCTTGTTCAACGTTTGATGATGATAACATTGGAGTTGGACTTGGTGTATTCATTAATACTATTCAATATTTTTTTTATTGTAAAATATCTTGTAATAATTGTCTTTCTAAATTAGAATTCGTAAAGAATCTATAAACATAATTCTCTGTTACTTTTTTTTCCCTTGTTATCATAACTGATTTAATATTGTGTAAATATGACCTAACAATAAAAGCTTCTAAGCCTTTTGCCATGATACACGGATAATTTTCTGCTTCATTAAATTTTTCTTGTCTCAAGAATACTTTAGTAAACATTAAAGAAGCTATATCAAATACATCTATATTTCTTTTTTTTCTCCAAGTACGTATACTAATACTTGGATAAGATGTTATTTTATCATCTTTTGAATACCTAAAAATCATAGTTTCTCTAACTTGTGTACCTACTACACAATCTCTTGTATTGTGTAAATAATTCATTTGTTGAAATATTTTATCTGTATGTAAAACATCCCCTAAAAAACAAAATGTGATATAATCCCCACTAGCCCTTTGGAAACAAAAATTAAGAGCTCTTCCTAAAGATACTTTTATAAAATGAGTTATGTTTATTAACCTGATATTTTTTGTTATTTTTTTATATTTAGATATTTCTTCCCATAATTCAAATGACATATCTCCATTAATATGATTGTCAAAAATAATTAATTCAATAAAAAAATTTCCATCCTGGTTAATAATACTATCCATAGACTTTTTAAAATCATCAAAACTTTCATTATTTACTATCATAAATACACTAACATTTGTTTCTGGAAGTTCAAATAACCAAGGTGGTACATCTATTTCATCTATTATTTCATAATTAGATTTAGTACTTCCCCAAAATTGATAAGCAAAACTTTTACCATGACCTTGGTATTTAAGACCTGTATAATGTTCTGGATAAAACATAAAACTAGGATATATTTTTATCTTTGGAAGTGTTTTGTTATAAATTTTAGTAAAAAGAAGAGGTCCTACTGTTTGCCATGCTTTTTTACCTGTTTCTTCTTTACTTACAGGTATTTTGTTTATTATTTCTAAAATGTTTGAAAGTAAAGGATGATTAGCTTCAAATCCTAATACTCCTGTAGCAACAAGACCTTTTCTAATTTGTTCATTTTCATATACAGCAAAAGAAGTTTCTAATAAAAAATTTTCTATTTTTTCTATACAATATGAATCAGCATCCACGTACACTCCTCCGTAACGATTAAGAATTTCATATCGAATAATATCAGCTTTTCCACAATACTCTTCTATTTCATCAATTTTAACTTGAGAAGCAAATTTTTCTGCTCTTATTCTCTCTTCATCCCAAAGGATATATTTAAACCCAGGGTTTTTGTTCTTCCAAGAATTCATCAAAGAAACGGGAGGTTCTAAATTACCGATCCATATTTGGTGAATTGTCTTTGGTATCATTAATAATAACCAACAATTTTTTTTTATACTCGTTTAAAGAAATACTTTAAAACATTGCTAACAAACAATGGATGAAAATTTCCTCAGTCCTTATGATATTTTAGGTGTATCTGAAAATGCATCTTTAGGAGAAATACATTGCGCTTATAAAAGATTAGTAAGAACAGTACATCCTGATAGAAATCAAAAAGTTTATAATTGGAGTAAAGAAGATGTAAATGAAGCTTTTCAAATGATATTCCAAGCTTATAAAACCCTAGTGAAACAAAAAAAAGTTAGCACTGAAGATTTCCCTGAAATAAACGTTGATTATATCCTTGAGGAAGAATATAGAATTTCTAAAGAAGAAGCTAGTTTTGACATAAAAAAATTTAATCAAAATTTTGATCTAATGAAACAAAAATTTAATACACTAGATGATGATCCAAATAATCAAGGATATTCTTTTTTTAATCACGGAGCAGAAGATGTTAAAATGATAAAATTTGACAATTCTCTAGTGATTTACAAAGAGCCTCACGAATACTTAAATCCAACAACTGCTAAAAATTTAGGAGAAAGTGTTATAAATGATTATAGTATTAATTCAAATAACCTAGAAGGAAGTGATTTAAAAATAGCATACAGAGAACCTACAAAACTAGGGGAAGTAAAAGAAGAAAATATAGAAGCAAAATTCCAAGAACTACTTACTGAAAGAGAACAAAAAGAAGTAAAAGAAGAAGAAAAATTATTAGAAAAAAAATTCCAAGAACTACTTATTGAAAGAGAAAAATCAATTCCAGAAATAGACCCTAAAGAGCTTGAAGAGAAGAAAAAGAAAAAAGAACGTCTTGAACAAATTAGACAAAATAAACTAAGAAAAAGAGATGAAATATTGGTGACAAGTCTTTATCTTAAATAATATTAACAATAATATTAATACGACAAATAAGATTATCGTATTAAAATTATTAAATGAACTAATTTTTCCATTTTAGCAAAAGGTACCACTTACCTTCATTCTGACCTTTATCTATTTTCCCTAGTTTAATAAAATAGTCTTTTGGTCCCCAAAAAGAAATAAGATCTTTTTTGAGGTAACTTCCTTTTCTATCAAAAGTTCTGTAAAAATGACTTCTTCTGAAGATATAAGAATGTTTACATTCATCTTCTGGGATGTCTATGTCATCAGATTGTTCTAATATCCATCTATATGAATTTTTTGGAGAACCATTTGGTAGCACTTCATTTTTGGCAGCCTCTAAAATATCTTCCCATCCTTCACAAGGATTACACAACTCTTGTAAACATTTTTGATATGAAATGTCTCTTTTTTTTACAAATTCAGGTTCATTTTTTTTATTTCTAGTATTAGATTGAGTTGCTTCTTCCATTGATAATTATTGTAGTAAAATTTCTTTATATTCCTTACTATATACTTCATCGTTCACTATTTTTAATAATGGACACGATAATTTTAAAGAAAGGTTTACACAATTATTATCAAATTCATGTTTATTAATTCTAAGACCTCTTGCTATCCACCAAGTACCGTAAGGATTGTCATCAGTATAAAAAGCTGTTATCAGCCACCATAACGAATAAAGTTCTTTTTCTGTTATGTTTTCAGAATTTAAAAATTTAAGAAGATAACCAAAAATAATAACGTCTGTCTCTTCTAATCTTTTAGGTGGAAATGTTCTAAAACACCTGTATATAATACTTTGGGCTTTACTAAATTTTCTATAAGAATTATAAAGTAATATATTCGGTATATTAAGTTTTTCACTTATCTTATCAAGTAGAGAAAGACATTCCATTTAAATGTAGTCATTATTTTATTTTTAATATTTTAATAAAATCCTCTTCTATAGAAGATTCTTTTCTATCCCTAGAAAAGGGTTTTAAAAAGTTTAATTGTTCTTTAGGTTTTTTATTCCATCTCCAAAAAACTCCATCTTTCTTAACATAAATTGTTCCTTTGTAATGATTACTAACACATTCATATTTTCCACGAATTTTTTTATAAAACCTTTTAGGTACAAATTTTTTCCTTACCCTTTTAGAAGGACAAATTTCTTGTAAAACTTTAGCTTTTTTATTAAAAGCTTTTGTATCCCACCAATCTCTATAAGTACAACCATTTCCACATATTCTACTATGGATTCCACAAGGAAAACCTTTCAAATTATTTCCTTTATACTCAACTTTGCATAATTTTGGTTTAGACTTTTTTATTGTCAGTCCTAAAAAGTCAAAATTTAGGGTGTAGTCTGTTTTTGGAGGTATTTGTAGAGGATTTTGAATCAACCTTCCTGCTTCTTTATAAGCATGATTATGTTTAATATAGTCTTTTTCTCTACCACAAACTGTACATCTTATACAACATTCTCCTTCTTTCATAAGATCTTTTATATGAAATTCATCTTTTAATAATAAACCGTTTTGTGTATAAAATGGATTAAAAGAATGATTCAAACATTCTTTTGTACCAAAATTAGTAAATTGTCCTGAAGAATTATAATCTGGATTTTTTCTTCTCATCTTACTAATAATAATTTCTTTTTTTTAAGACTGTAAAAATTTGAAAAAAAAATGTTAGTATTTTATAAATGAACTACTATAATAGATTTGGAAATGTCATGAATAGACAAGCTTTTCAAGTTCCTCAAGTTGTCCAGAAGCCTTCTTTTAAAATTCCAAATGAAACAACAAATTTAATAAGGCATTTTGGTCCTCTTGTTATATTTTTTTTACTAGTTCCTGGGTTTATATTTGAATTTGGATTAGAAGATGATGACGAAAAAAGAAGGAAAATAAGTACTAAAACAGCATTTATACATGCATGCGCATTCGCTGGTGTTCTTAAAATTGTACAATTTTTAGTAAATAAATTTTCTTAGGTAATAGTAATGAGCTTTAGCGAATACCCTCCAAAAACTACTTATTTAGAACCTCCTCTTTTCTATTTCTGCGGAAATAAAAAAGAATCAAGAGGTAGGTGTATAGTACCTCTTCGTTATGAGAAACATACACAAGGAACTTTTACTAAAAAAATATTTAACGACAACTCTAATTTTTCTATAGTAGCAGACTTTGACGTAGGAAAAAAAGGTCCTCCTCAAGGAAATCCTAGACCTTTAATACAAATTGGTAATGGATTTGTACAGTCTTCGTGAATTTATCCCATTTAAAATATTTAATTAACATTAATGAGTAACAAACTTTATTGGCACAAACAACAAGAAATAGTTCTTAAAAAATGGGCAGAGACAGCTAGTAGTTATCGTTACTTACACGATCGTTCTTTTCAAAAATACACAAGTCAAAACATGTGGTTTGCTATTCCTGTTATTATCCTCAGTACAATTACAGGAACTGCTAATTTTGCTCAGGCAAGTTTCCCAGATTCTGCTAAAGAAATAGCTCCTGCTATCATAGGTTCTTTAAATTTAGCAGCAGGTTTAATAACAACTATTGCTCAATTTTTGAGAGTAAGTGAGCTTTTAGAAGGACATAGAGTAGCTAGTGTAGCTTATGGGAAGTTTTCTAGGAACATAACAGTAGAACTTTCTTTACCAATAGAAGAAAGAACTATAGGGGGAACTGAGTTTTTGAATAATTGTAGATCGGAATTAGATAAACTTATAGAACAAAGTCCTAACATTCCAATGAATATTCTCAAAAAATTTGAAAAAAAATTCAAAGATAAAGAATTTATGAGACCAGATATTCTTGAAATATCTTCTGTAGAAATTTATGTTCCAGATGAAGAAGAACAAAGAAAAGAGAGAGAAAAAATATTTAAGGAAGAGCAAGAAAAAAGAAAAAAAATTATAGAAGAAGAGAAATCAACAATAGAAAAAGTTATGAGCGAAGCAGCATTAAGGAAACAAGCAGCAAAAGAAGTAATTAAAATAGAAAACAAAAAACATAGAATGTCTGCGACTAGTGTATTTGGGGATATGGATAAACTTTTAGGGTTGTTAAAACCAGGGGAAACCACGGAAACAATTGAAGAAAAAGATGATAGTGATACATCTTCAGATAACGGTACTACTTTTGACAATGGTATAACTTTTGAAAATAATGTTGAATTAACAGAAGCAGTTAAAAAAGAAGATGAAGACTAATTAAAGAAAAAAGAATAATTTTATCTAATAAATGGATTTATTGGATGAAATGATTCAAAGAAATATTAGGCTTGAAAAAAGTGTAAATATTTTAGAAAGACATAAAGAAGAATCTCAAGTTTTAATAAATAGGGAAGTGGTGTATCAGAAGTATATTTGTCAATTTAGTGATGCTTATCTTAGTGGTAATGAACTCTATATAAAAATAGGAGATAGTTACATAGATTGGTACAAAAAAAATTATTTAAATGATTCGAAAAAATATTTAAAGTATATAGGGATTATTAATTTTATTTTAAATAATGAGTACTAGTATGACAACAGAGGATACTTCTCCTAAACCTATAAAAATTAAAAAAAAAAGAGGCAGAAAAAGAAAAAATAATTTTGATGATTTTAAAGTTAATTCTAATAATATAAATACAGTTGGAGACCTAATAAAACTAGCTAAAGATTGGGATACATTTCATTTAGGATTGTCTATAAAATCAAAAAAAAGACAAAGATTATGTAAAAAAGCTTATGATTTGAATACATTATGTTCTATTGTAGTTCATTTAGAAGAACTTAATGATTTGATTGGTTTAGAAGAAGTAAAAAAAACAGTTGTTAATCAAATATTATTTTTTATACAGGGTGTTAATAGTAAAGAAATGATGCACACCGTAATTACAGGTCCACCTGGAGTAGGTAAAACAACCCTAGCTAAAATCTTAGGGAATATTTATTCTGCCTTAGGATTTTTATCAGAAGGACATTTTATGCAAGTAGGAAGACCTGATTTTATAGCAGAATATTTAGGACAAACTGCTATAAAAACAAGAAGATTGTTACATACAGCTTTAGGTGGAGTTCTTTTTATAGATGAAGCTTATTCTTTAGGACATACTAGTCACGGGGATTCATATTCAAAAGAAGCTATAGATGTGATTAATCAATTTTTATCTGAGAATACAGAAGATTTTATGTGTATCATTGCAGGATATAAGAATGAATTAAAAAGTTGTTTTTTTGCAGGAAATAAAGGGTTAGAAAGAAGATTTCCGTGGGTGTATAATATCAAAGGATATAGTTCAGAACAACTAATGGAAATATTTAAGTATCAAGTTTTTAAAAATGGTTGGGATTTAAATGTTGATGAAAATATTCTTAAAAATAGTTTTAAAGAAAATAAAGATTTATTTACCAACAATGGTGGAGACTGTTTGTCACTTTTTGATAAATGTAAAATACAAAGTGCAAGATCTTCTTTTGGAACAGAAGAAACAGTAGAAAGCATCAGTGACCGAAGTTTTTTGAAAGGTATGGAAGTTTTTAAAAAATTTAAGAGTAAGGATGAAGAAGAAAGAAATCCACTTGTTAATATGTACATATAAAGATAAGTTGATATATTAAGTAGAATGAATAAAAGAAGCTCTAGTCAATATATCAATTTGAGAAATTACCATAATGGTATTAAAAATATTTTACTTTCCGAATACGACCAAGACGAAGGATACTCTCTTTTTGACGTATCGATAGGAAGGGGAGGATGTCTTCCAAATTTCGCAAGAACAAACGTCAACGTTTTATTAGGCGTCGATCCTTGTCAAAATTCTATTAATATTGCTAAGAAAAGGTACAAAAACATGAAAATACCCATAAATAAAACTGATTGGATATCACCATTTGTACCTACTAATCGATTTCATTTTAAAATGTTAAAAATAACAAAAGAAGGTAAATATTCGATTACTAAATGGGAAGATTCATATCAAATAGTTAAATTAATAGAAAGTTTCCTAGGAGACACTAAAAAACTTATAATAACAGATTGTAATGGAGGTATAGGAGGAGATACTATAACTTTTTGTAAAAATTTTAAAATGGTTAATAGTATTGAACTAAAAGAAAGTCATTTTAATATACTTGATTATAATTGTAAACTTTATGGTATTAAAAATGTTAATATTTATAATTGTGATTCTAGTAAAGTTTTAGACATAGAACAAGATGTAGTTTATTTTGATCCACCATGGGGAGGTAAAAAATATCATTTAGAAAGCAAAATCTTTTTTAAAGAACCTTTTACACATAATCTTTTTAATAAGATAAAAGCTAAGATTTGTGTTATAAAAATACCAATAAATTTTGATATAATCCGTTTAATTAGACAAATAGATAAGAAAGTTTGGAAAAAATGGAAAATCTATAATCTTTATAGTTTTAACATAATAATTCTTTATAAAGAAGAGAAAGAAAGACTATTATTGTATTCTAGAAGATTAAAACCAAAATGTCATAAAAATACTTTTAATATCTTCAGAAATATTTGTATAACTGATAATAATACCAGTGTTTTGTTAAATAAATGGTTAGGAAATTTTAAGTTTAATGTAGTTTCTTGTCAATTTACTCTTCATTATTTTTTTGAAAAACCTTCTATGTTAGAAAACGCAATACAAAATATTTCTAATTCTTTAGAAAATGGAGGAAAATTCATAGGAACTAGCATAGATGGAAATAAAGTTCAAGAAGCTGTTAAAGACAACGATTTAGTAGATAGTGATTATTATGTAATTTCTAGGGCGTACCAATATGAACCTTCCGATATATACGGCAATAAATACTACTTCAAATTAAAAGAAAAAAATAATACAGGAACATACTTTGATTTTAAAGAAGAAATACCAGAGTATCTTGTAAATCGTGAAGAATTTATAAGAGTGTGTAAAAAATATCATCTTAGACTTATACAAATAAAGGAATTTAGCGAATATAATCATAAAGAGTACAATCTCAGTGATTATGAATATTTTATAAGTTTTTTATATTTTTCTTTTATTTTTGAAAAAGATCTTGATTACTAGTATATGGGATTATCTTTAAGTTTAATTAACTTTGTTAAAGGAGTAGTTCCTTTTTCAGGAATACCTCTTGGATTAGGAGTTGATGGAGCTGTAGGATTAGCTTTTCTAACTTTATTAGTAATTATTCCAAATAATTTTATAAATTGGGATAAGGTATTCAAATTTATATGGGATAAATTAGTACCAGATTTTATAAAAGTTCCAATAAATACAATAAAAAATCTTAATCCTTTTGGAAAAAAAGATGGTTTCGTCTCTCCACCATTAGAGTACAAAAAACAATTAAATAATGACGGAGGGATAGGATGGGTACCTTACTATGGAAAACCTGGGAGAAAATGCGAAGAAGACAAAGATTGTCCAACTTTTCAAAAATGTAAAGAAAATAAATGTGTAATTCCTATAGGGATACGTTAAAATTTTCAAAATATTTATACTAATGATAAATCATTACTTTATGGTCAGTATGAATATAAAATCTACATAAACATATTTAGACGTAATAAATATGACTTCTTTAACTTGGACATCGAATAACGAATTCAAAAAAGGCCCTGGTGGCTACTACACTAAAATCAAACCTATGCTTGCACATAATCTTTACGAAACCTCTGGTAAGAGAAAAGGTAAGATGACAAATATGCCAAGAGGTTACAAAGGAGATCCTCCAATAAAAGGATGGTTAGCATCTGAAAAATTAGATGGGATCCGATGCATTTGGACGGGAGAACACTTGTTAACAAGACAAGGAAAAAAATTTAACTTCGTACCAGAATGGTTCTTAGAAAAACTTCCTAAGGGTTTACCTTTAGATGGAGAATTATGGTGCGGGAGAGGTATCAAAAACTATCAATACATAGCTGGTATTTCTAGTTGGGGAGGAATAACCTTTTTAGACAAGCTTGAAGAAGCTCAAAAAAAACCAGATTCGAAAAAATCAAAAAAGATTTTAGAAAAATACAAAGAACTTGACAAAAAATGGAAAAATGTTACTTTTCAAGTTTTTGACAGTCCTGTTCCTGATATTCCTTATGAAGAAAGGATTAAACTAATAAAAAGTAAATTAAAAAATCCTTTAAAATTAGTAAAATTTTTTAAAATTAAAAGTGAAGAGCAGTTACAAGAGTATTATGACAATATTATAACATTAGAAGGAGAAGGTATAATGTTAAGAGCTCCTGGAAGTCCTTATGAAGAAAAAAGGTCTCGTTTACTTCTCAAAATGAAACCTATCGAAGATTCTGAAGGACAAATTATGGAATACAAAGAAGGTGAAGGTAAATACAAAGGACTATTAGGTTCGTTTATTTGTCAAATGGTTGAAAAAGGAAAACCTGTTTTTTTAGAATCAGGTGAACCAAAAACATTTTGTATAAGCGGAATGGATGATTCTGTAAGAAAAAATTACAAAAGTACTCATCCAATAGGTACTTTGATTACTTATACATACAGTCAACTTACTGGTGACGGATATCCTAGATTCCCTAGGTATAAAGGCATTAGACATGATATGATTATTAAAAAAAGAAAAAGAGAAGAGTTTATTTATGATCAAAATTTAGGAGATTATCCTATTAATAAAATCATAAAAGACGAATTTCAAGAACTTATTAAAAAGGTCTCTAGTACTAGGGAAAATGGTTACACTTTCAAAATAGCTAACTACAGAAAAGCTATTAGAGGTATTGTTAGTTACAGTAAACCTGTTAAGGACAAAGAAACGGCTCTTGAAGCAATGAAAGAAGTTGGAATGAAGAATCCAACAAGGATTATTGAAAAAATAGAAGAAATTATTCAATTTGGTAGTCTTAAAGTTACAAAGGTTAGTAAAGTTGACCCAAAAGTTCAAGCAATTCAAGAATTAAAGAGAATACCAGGTATTGGTAATGCAGTTGCATCAAGACTTTACGATGAAGGTTTTAAAAGTATTGCTGATATCATAGAAAGGGGCGAAGACAGATTTAAGAAATGTGCTAAATACATCGACGACATCGAACAAAGAATACCTAGACTAGAAATGGTGAAATGGAGAAGAACTCTTAAAAATTGTCTTCCTGATGGTGTAGAAGGAGAATGTATGGGTTCTTACAGGAGAGAAAAAGAAACAAGTGGTGATATTGACTTTTTAATAGTTTCAAAAAAGAATGATGGATGTATTAAAAGAATTTTGAATAAAATTAAAGATAAAATAAAAGTTTTGAAGACTCTTTCCAATGGAGAACATAAATTCATGGGAATAGTGCGTTTCAGAGAAGGAGGTACAGCAAGAAGATTGGATATATTCTGGGAACCTTTAGAATGTCTCCCATTCGCTCAATTACATCATACTGGTTCAGGAGAATTCAATGTAAAATTGAGAAAAATAGCTAATGAAAAAGGTTACAGAATTAGTCAAAAAGGGTTGTATAACTTAAAAAAGAAAGTCTATTTGAGGAATAGTAGATTCAAAACAGAAGAGGATATCCTTAAATTTTTAGGACTGGACTATATTTCTCCAAAAAACCGATAATTATTTCTTGGTATACTATTAATGAGTAAACCCGGAAAAGAGTAAACAATTTTGGTAAAAAGAGACGTAAGGTTAAAAAGAAAAAGAAATCAAAGAAATAATTTTCTTGGTATACTATTATAATGAGTAAACCTGGAAAAGTATTAAAAGGGTTGTGTAAAAAAATGGGGGTACGTTTGACTGTCAAGCGCGGCCAAAAAAGGGTGTATAAAAGCGTTGCTGTCCTTAAAAGGCAATGTGCTAATAAAAAGAAGAAAAAGGTTGTTAAGAGAAAGAGAAGGTTTGGAACTCAAGGAGCTTTGGAATCGCGTAACGCATCAAAAAAATTATTTAAAAAATTAGGGATACCAGATGAATTGGAAAGAGATATGTTGTTATCCAGTCATATGACTCTCCCTAGAGAAATAGACCAATCAATAAGACAACGCCCAATATTAAGAAATCGTCAAGAAGAAGCTCGTATCCAAGCAGGTATTGCAGCGATGCGAGAAGCAGCTCGTCAAGCAGAACGTGAACGAGCTCATCAAGCTCGTCTTGCAGCGGTGCGAGATCGTAGTCCTGTACCTGTTACAGAGGATGATGTAGAAGGAGTGCTTCAACGTCGTCGAGCAGCTCGTCAACAACGTGCAGTAAATTTGTTACGTGATTCTAATTCCAGGGTTGATTGGAACATATATCCTCATCATATAGGGATGGGTCTAGCTGGGCTTGGAGGTGTAGGATATTTAACACATAAATTCATAAAAAAACAAAGAAAAAAAAGAAAAAAACTTACAAGATTCAGTAAAAAAAAGAAACGTAAGAAAGTTGTAAAGAAAAAGAAGAAAGTTAAAAAATCAAAAAGAAGAAAATAATTTTCTTGGTTTACTATTAATGAGTAAACCCGGAAAAGTATTAAAAGGATTGTGCAAAAAATTGGGAGTACGTTTGACTGTCAAGCGCGGTCAAAAGAGGGTGTATAAAAGCGTTAAAGTCCTCAAAGCGCAGTGTAAAAGAAAAGTTAAGAAGAAAAAAGTTAAAAAGAAGAAAGTTGTAAAGAAAAAAGTTAAAAAGAAGAAAGTTGTAAAGAAGAAAGTTGTAAAGAAAAAGAAGAAAGTTAAAAGAAGAAAAGCTAAATTCGGAGCTAGTCGGATAAATTTTAATGCACCATTATATGATTATGGTGAAAATCATTTGATGAGTAGTCTTCATAATCAAAGGAGACAAACACAAGCAGCAATACAAAGTATTTATAATTTTCAAAAACCTTTAGGTAATAATGAACCTGATTATTTTGGTTCAGGATATAATCCTTTTGATATAGATAATTTTTCAAAAAATTTGATGAATGATTCTATTAATAATCCACGTAAAATGATTGATTTAATCATGAGTAGTTTTGAAATGGACGATGATTTAGGAAGCAAAGGTATTCATTATTTATTACATAATAATTTTTTTAAGACTAACGACGACCCATCACTAGAGGCTAATATACTAAGTGAATATATACTAGGGAATTATCATAAATTTGTACCTTTTAAAAGAGAGGACATTGGTATGCATTTATTTGGAAAAGCACTTCTGGTTTGTATTGACAATACACAAGTCATAAATGAAAACGAAGTTAGAGTCTTAGCTCAACGGTATTTATGGCATGATGATCTTTATGATATTAATTGGAATAATCATGAAGGTGGTTATCCCATGTTAACAGGTGTAAAGACAGAAATATGTCTTAGAAGAGAAGCTGTTATAGAATTCATAAGAGAAAGAGGAAGATATCCTAATATAAGTGACGCTGACAGAGATTGGATCATAAATAAGACACGACAAAAATTTGAGAATCGTCAACCAATACCAGTTGATCAAATTTTACAAGAAATTAATGATAGAGAATTAAGAGCTGTTAGTTTCTTTATAAAACAACATTTAAGTAATTATACAGATGACGTAATAGCCAATAATAATGAATTACAACGAAGATGGGAAGAATATATTTACATAGATAGAGGAGGTCGTTCAATTCTTCTTAATACTTTCTTAACAAGAGTTTTACAAGAATATGTTAGGTTGTGTCATACATTACGTGTAAATACTATAAAATTTGCTACGACAAAAGTTACTAAAAATAATACTGGTGTTAGTACATATCATTTTTGGAATCCTCAATTAAGAATATGTTCATGTCCTAATTTTTACTTTTCTCGTTTTAATCAACATATACCATGGCATAATCGTGCACTGAGAGACAACAGTGTCATCTATCCAATAGCTCAACGGTATACAATGTCACCTAGGACGAGCGGGCGTAGATTGTGTAAACATCTTAGAAATGTCCCTAGCACTAGGGAAGGAGGGGAAGTTTTTGCAGTTAACGAAGATATTGAACTCCTTTTACCTGGCAATGAACAATTAAATCTAACTCCAACACAACAAATGCTTTATAATATAATAAGAATAAGAGATCCTGAAAGTTTAATTGGTATGGGTATTAACGAGGATGATGAAAGATATTTTGGTTCACTTAGAGTGATAGAAGCGGAACCTGGAGAACAACCACCAGAAGCAATAATTAATCCTGAAGATTTAGTAAGAAGGAATTCTAGAAGAGGTTTTGTAGATGGTAGACAAAATAGTTGTTATCTATGCCTTAATGAAAAACCTTTTCTTTTAAAAAATTGCCCTGGAAATTGTGCAGAGTCTTTAATATGTTTAGAATGTCTTAAAAATTATCCTGTAAATTGGACCAACCGTGGAAATCTTGCTAATGCAAGGATTAAATGTGGATTTTGTAGAGGAGTATTAACAAATGCACAAACAACTGACTTTGAAAGTATGAGAACGAATCCTGATTTTAATGAAGAACAATTAAATGAATTATCTATGAGACAATTTGCTACACAAAGATTAGTAGATAGAGGCTACGGTGGTCTACTTAATGTTCCAGGTGTCAGAGTATTTTTCGGAAAGAAAAAGAAAAAAGTAGGTATACCTGAATCTTTGAAAAAGGTTTGTAAACGCTTAAAAATTCGTTTAACGATTAAACGAAAAGGTAAAAGAGTATACAAATCTGTCAAAGTTCTAAAAGGGCAGTGTAAAAAAGCTTTGAAAAAGAAAAAGAAAGTTCTGAGGAAAAGTAAAGCTGGTAAAAAGAAAAAAGTTGTTAAGAAAAAGAAAAAAGTTGTTAAGAAAAAGAAAAAAGTTGTTAAGAAAAAGAAAAAAGTTGTTAAGAAAAAGAAAAAAGTTAGAAAAAGTAAAATTAAAAAGAGTAAAATTAAAAAATAATTTATAAAGGTTTTTCATCTATTCACGGTTTCTAAAATGTTTAATGTATTCCATAGAAGCTTGTTGTTGTTTATACTTTTGACTTATAATCCATCCTTTAGAATATATTCGAGAAGCATATTTATGTGTTTCTTCAAGATGTTCTATTTGTTTTCCTACTAAGGTATTGTTTAAGTTTTTAATGGTATTCTCTAATTTACTATTAACTTTAATACCTAAATCTACCATAAAAAGATTTGAAGGCCATTTTTGTATAATTAATTGAAAAGTTTTAATTGTACCTTTATCAACTCCTATAAAATTTTTACAAACTAAATATCTTTCAGAATTACAAGGTCTACTAGCTAATGGTTTAAATATATTAATTTCTTTGAATAAAGATTTAACTAATACTAATAACTGAATTGTCGGAAGAGTAAACATATCGAATATTTTACACACGAAATGCCCACCAACTTTAAGACTTTTAATGGCTGTTACAAATTGACAAAATATTAAACGAAAACTCATTTGTTCTTGAATGTAATAATTTTTACTTACGTCAAAACCTCCATCAGCTGTTATGACTTGACATCGTTTATGGGACTCCTTTGAAAATTCATCAATAGTTTCATTTTTGTATATATCACCACTTTTATCAGGACCCCACAATATATTACCATTTGCAGGTAGTTTTTTACTAAAAATACAACTATTAGTATTTTTACTTTGTCCTATCCATATATGTTTAGGATTTTTTACGAGATCACAAGTAGCTTCGATAAATCCACCTGGTGCTTCACACAAATGACCAGTAAATATTTCATTACCAGTAAATAATTTAAATTTATGGTCTAATTCTATTAGTTTATAATAAGCTCTACTTATTTTTTCATTCTGTTCTATGTACAATATATTTTCATAAAGATTCATTAATTTAGTAAATTTACCCCATTTTTTCTTTTCTTCAAAAGTTTTATATAGGTCTATTTTTGATTTTGAAAACTTTAAGTGATTATAAAATATTTTATTCACAAAACGATAACATTCTACGGGTGGTTTTTTTGACCATCTAGGATTCATCACTATTTATTATAATCATATTTTTTTATGTATTTAAACTTAAATAATATCTATATTATTATTAATGATTGAAATATTAATACTTTTATTGCTTCTTTTTATTATTTTAAAGAGCTCTTGTTTAAATAAAGAAAAGTTTGAATATATAGGAAATGGTAGTCCAAGTTGGTATTTACCTAAAAAATATGACAAAGAAGATTGGAAACCTTCAGTAGTTGGTATTTCTGGAGAATAAAATCTTAAAAAAAATATAAACTAATATTATATGGATTTAAAAATAATCGTTATAATAATAGTTTTATTCTATCTTTTTAAGAATTATATGAAAGAAAATTTTGGTTCTTATAATCCTCTTTATAGTAAAACCCATCAATATTCAGCACCCTTAAGGAATCCTAAATTATGCTCAAAAGCATATGGTCAAGCTAATTGTAGTAGTGATTTTTTACCATTACAAGGAGCAGGAGCAGGATTTTGGATGAGCAAAACAGATGATCAAAATAACCTTTTAATTTCTGGAGTACCAGGTGAAGGTATGGGTGAAGAAATAAGCATGATAGGAGGTAATTCTTTCGGAATGAGAGGTTCTGATATTACAAATGGTTATAGACTAGATGATAACAGACAAGTTATACCTAGGGATACAGAACGTAAAATAATAGAACAATGTAGAAAATCAACAGACAGTAATGCTTGTTTTAGAGAACATTTAGGTGGTTTCAGAAAGTAAATTCCTATGATATTCAATTATTTCAACTGCTTTATCATGAGTATGTGTAATTATTACAGGTCTAGATTTAGGAGGACATATTGTTAATCCGATATTAAATAAATTTCTTATTATGGGATTTTCAATAATTACTACACTTGCTATCGTAATAGCGTCATTTTTTTCTGTTCTTCCTGAAACAAAATTTGTAATTTTACTAATTTGACTTGGAGATAATGTTTGAGTACTTCTCATATCCCATATTAAACCAATCATTTTTTTTTCATTATACAACTTATCAAGTATGGTATTAGAAACTTCAATCAATTGGTCTAATTCTTGTACAGTACATTTAGTATTATGACTTTTCCAATGTATGTATTTTGAATTCATGTAAATGTTGATATAGTTATTAGAATATAATAACTTACTTTCGTCCATTAAATTGTTATATTATAATAATAAAATTTTTTCTACGAATTAATAATTAACACTAGGTGCCCAATTGAATTTATTAACGTGTAATAATTCATTACCTGGGTGATTATTTCTACTTAATTCAGCTTTTTGTCTCATCATTTCTGATGTTACATGATTAGTTTGAGCATGACTTAAGTTAAATCTTACTCTTTTTCTAGGTTTAATTGTAGGAGTAGGAGTAGGAGTAGGTTCTATTTTAGGAATAGATATAAGAAAAGCACCAACTATAGCACTTATTATAAGAAGTATAAGAAGTATCATATACTAGTAACGTTAGAAAATTATTTAATTACAATTAGGAATTAAATTTCCACATCTTTGACGGTCTTGATTAGTGGCATACTGTTTATTCTGGTACGTAATACATACGTCATTTACCCTAGAACAATAATCTTCTAATTGATTTCGTTTATTATTATCATCTGCTACATATTTTTGTATTCTATCCAAACACTGTTCTTTATTAAAATCTCCAATACAATCTGTAGGGAAATGATTGTCTTTATCATATAAAGAACACGTAGTTCTTTTATCGTTAGGGCACCAAGCTTGTGGAAGACTAACAGAAACTGAATTTTGTTGAGTAATTTCTTTAATTATTTCTTTTTGTTCATCTTGTTCTTCTAAGTCCTTTTCTCCACTTATTCTTTTTTGAATAATACTAATGATTTTATCTGCATCTGTTTCTTTAAAAAACTTTGATTTTTTTAAAAATTTTTTAATCTTTCTTAAATGATCCTTAGATACTGGAGAAGTTATCGTTCTTTTTTTCTGTTGTTCAGCGATAACTGCTGCGCCTCCACCTAATAAAAGCATTGCCATTAGTATTTCTGCCATATAACTATTATAAATATTTTATATTCAATAAAATAAATTTATTTAATTTACTTTAGTGATTATAAACAATCAGCCCATAGTGGGACTTGAACCCACAGTCCCCTGATTAGAAGTCAGATGCGTTAGCCAATTACGCCATACGGGCTGGTAATTTAAAGTAACTTTTCATGACAATGCTTCATTACCCTAGAATTCCATTTTTTACCGTAGCCAGAACCTAGTAGTTTAATATTTCTCCAAATATAAGAATGTTGTACTGCTTTTTCATAACCCAAAGTTTTTTGAGCATGTAACACATATTTTATACGGTCTTCTCTTTCATAGTGGCTTTCCCATGGTTCCAGATAAAGCTCTTGGACTATTTCTCTTAAGCCTTTACACCTTGTGCCAAAGGAACTTTTGCTTTCTTTGCTTTCTTCGTTTTCTTTGTTTTCTTTGTTACTTTTTTCACTTCTTCCTTTGTCTTCTTTGTAGGTGCTGCCTTCTTTGTAACTGCTTTCTTTGCAGGTGCTGCTTTTGGAAAGTGATGTTTGAGGTATCTTTGTAAGTTGAAGAAGGTTAGGTCTACAGAGTCCCCTGTTACTGGGTCTACTATAGGGGACAACACTTTTGCTAATGCTTTCCCGTATTTTCCTTTCAACAAGATTACTCTCTTGTTGTCTGCTTGTTGAAGATTGTGTTCTTTCACATAACCTGTGATTTTCTTGGTTACATCGGTTCTTGCAATCTTCTCGTCTGTTGGGATTCCCAAGAATTTGGCTAACTCCGGAGTGATATCCGTTGGTCTGGCGAATCCACTTGGTCCCTTCTTTGCTCTCTCCTGTTGTTTCTTTGCCTTTTTTTTTTCTTGTTTAGCAAGTTCTTTTACTAATTGCAAGTTTTCTTTACGAAGGTCTTTAACATAATTAGCAAGACCTTTTAATTGTTTTGCCATTTCGTCAATTTTAACCATTAAGTCTTTGTACTTGTCTTGTTCAAGTTCTTCAACTTGGGTGTCTTTTTTTGTGGTAACTGTGTCTTTTGTCATGTCTGATACTTGTACTGTAGATTTTGTTGATGTCATTCTTACGCGATAATTATATTATACAATATTCTTTAAGTATGTTTAATAACGGTAGAATAAAATAATTATAATAATTATAATGTCAAAAAAAACTCACGTCGAATTAGTAACTGAATTAGGTTCAAAAACAGTTAAAGCATTTCCAACAGGTTTCCAATTAGAAAATATAATGGATGCTACTATGGAAGTAATGAAAGATGTAAGTACTATTTACTATCTTCATGGTAAAGAAAAAAAACAACTTGTTATAGATATCCTCGTCCATGTTGTCAACAACACCGATGCAGGGGCTTTAGAAAGCCTCGACCCTATAATAATTAAAATGATTCCTAAAGTTATTGACACAATAGTCAAAGTAGAGTCGGGGAAAATGAAAATTAACAAAAAACCATGGATTAAATGTTTATCATGTTTTCCATGTTGTCGTTAATAGAATACTTTAATTGCCATTGTTTTAATCCCAACTATGTAATGTGACACTATTCCTATAGTAAAAAGGAGTATGGTGGACCAAACTAAAGGTATATTAAAAATATAAGTTACAAAAAATGCTAATACAATTGTTCCAAAATAATCAAATAATGACGTACCTTTAAATTTAAAAGAATGTATACCAGTACCAGGTTTTCCAAAAATATTTTTGTATTCTTTGAATTTTCCAAATAAATCCTTCATATAATAATACCACAGATTAATATCTATAGTATTAGTATATGATTAAAGAAATTAGAAGTAAATTTGATATGAAAACTATCAATCTTATTCATGTTTTTATTACAGGTACTTTACTAGCTTGTATCGGTTACAAAAAAGACAGTACCCCTAAATGGAAATTCTATGTCTTAGGTTTTATGGCTTTAATGATACCAGTCCTCGTTTATTTACCAAAAAAGTTTAGTTTAAAGTACTGGACAACGATTCAAATAGCTCATTATTTAATTATTATGCCTGGTTTGTTGTACATTGCTTATAAACAAAAATTTAGTGACCAAATATACGATTCCATATGTGCTTTAGGTATTGGATTAGCAGTTTATCATAGCTACAAATATTACAAACGTCTCAATAAAAAGTAAATTATAACAATAATAAAGAGTACGTCAATTATATTAGGTAATCCTACTGAATACAAAAAATCATCCATCTTTTGGATTGTCTTTATAATCTCATTTTTTTCACTGTGACTATAAAGATAAGCTTTTTTCTTGTTGTACTTTTCTAAAATCATGTTACTCGTTATTTTACCACTTTCAACGGTACTTTCCATAGTCCATACATCAACTGTTGTCAAATTATGACCTCCTGTCAAAAACATATTGGAATACTTAGTATTACCTAAAGGTCTATACTCCTGGTTTAAAGTATTGTTTACCCATTTAACATTCTTAGAAACTAATCTTCCATTCTTTTCTTCCCAATCTGAAAATATTTCTTTGAATATTATGTCTTCCTTTGTGATTTTGTTTTCTACTATGTTTAAAAAATCTTTACTCATAAACATTTGTTCTATTATTTCTTCTAAAAGCTGTTGTTTTGTTAGACTTGTTCCACTTTTTTTATAAATAACTCCAGGATAGTAAGTAGTAACTAGGGTTCCACTCATTAAAGACTTTATTTTACCATTCATTCCTAAATTAGTCCCAGGACACCAATGGTCTTCTTGAAAGTACGTAGTAATAGTATAGGGAGATTCAACAAATGTTAAACCAGTATTTTTGATAGGTATTTTAACTTTTTTTCTGAATCCTAATCGAAAACTTATTTGATTATTGACTGTAGATAATTTTTCTATTTTTGGTTGTAATACAGGAAAATTACTTCTTTTCAATATTTGATTCAAAGAATAAGGGTCAAGTGCAAATACATGTTCTTCTGCTACTACCCTAGTACCATTAACTACACAATATTCTATCTTTTTACCGTCATGTTTTATCCTTTCAAGGGATACATTGAAATTAAATTTTACACCTTTATTCTTTAAGAAAGAAATCCAAGGTTCAATCCAACCTTCACTAGTAGGTTTGTTTAGTACTTTCCATCTAAAATCTTTTCTGTTAAAAAATTTAAAATTTAAAACATTGAAATTGTGATTAAAAAACAAAACATAATGGACATATGAAAGAGACTTTTTATCAATTCCGTAACCAGCACCTCCTATAAAATCTACTAAATATCTAAAAGAATTTTTTGATATTTTATTTTTAACTAGCTTGTCAAAGCTAATTTTGTAATAATCTCTCCTTCTTTTATTGGAAAAGAGTACTTTACTAAATATATAACTTATATAAGGTACGTCATGTATTTTAATACTCGCTTTCTTTTCACTAACAGAATTATCTAATAGTAAAAATTTTAAGCTATCTGTGTTTAAATTATCATATGTAGTTTTACTTTGAAATCCTTCTTTTAGTTTACCTATTTTATACTTTTTCAATGTTTTCATTACATAAGGATTTTCCATATGCCAAGAGTAACCTAAATCTTCCCAAACTTGTTCAAGGTCCTTACCACCTGCGTTAAGTATTAAACTACCTCCTGGGTGCCTTCCCATAAATTCTGTTACGTCATAAACTTCACCTTTGTAGTAAGTCCATAGGCTATCTTTAGTATTATGTTTTTTAACTTCTTCAAGAGAATAATAAGTTCCAAAATCATCACGTGGACATGTTTCTTTAACAGGTATTCTTTTCATAATGTCAAACACATTTTTATAAAAAGGTCCGTAACCTCTCCATGAATGTTCGGTAGGAACACCGTTACTATACCTAAAAGACCTAGCCATTCCTCCACCTATAGGAGCCTTTTCAAAAATTTCTACTTGAAACCCTTTTTCCACCAATTCATGGGCTACAGTTAATCCGGATAAACCACATCCGTATATATTAACCTTCATTAATATATAAGGACATTTTTTTTTTTCATTTATTTGCCAGTGCTACCGAAACCTCCAGTATTCCTTTCAGTTTCTCCTAATGAATCTGTAAATTTAAATTTCACACGATTATTATTCCATCCTGTAATTTGTACTAATCTTTGTCCTTTAGTAACAAGATAGTCTTCTGGAGGGAAGGAAACATTATCCACACAAGCTATAAGCTCTCCCCTATAAGAATAGTCGATAGTCCCAACTGAATTACAAAGCCTTAAAGGAGTTTTACTGCCCATACTAGATCTCGGTCTCATATCCATATGACTTCCTTCTTTATCTTCTATAGCAATATCTAAAGGTATCTTGAAACTCCTTGCATTAGCTGGAACAACTATGTCACAAGGACACATAATGTCAAATCCAGCATCACCTACTCGTATATCACAAATACCTCTATTGGTAATATTATAAAATTCATTGTACATTTTTTCAATATCTTCATTTCCTGCTTTGATTAGTAAGAACATTATAAATATGTTGTGTACTTTTTTTTAAATAGGTGTAATATTAGGTTTTTTACCAATTTTTTCACATATATTTATAATGTCAAGTGTTTTAAGTAAAAGATTTATAGAGTTATAAAGGCAACTTTTATCGTTTGGTTTAATTTCTATTTCAATTTCATATCTTTTATCGACAACTGCATTGTTTTCCGTAGTTACAATAGTTAAATCAAAATAAAGATCTTTTAAAGAATACCTTGTTCTTTTTTTAACTCTTGTATACAGTCCTTCTTTAGAAGTATAGTTTTTATTTGGAACATTCTTTTCACTAGAGAATGAAATTCTAAAATCAAAAGGACTATCTTCTATTTCGAAGTCTAATTTTTCTAATTTCTTCTTCTGAATGCATTCTGTAGTACCATCATCTTCTATTGAAATTCTTATTTTATCGTAATAATAATCAGTTTTGTTTATTTTTTCAACATTGTCCCATGTATTTGTGTTGTCAAATTTATTTTTAATTTTATTAAAAAATTCTTCAGTAACATTTGTGTCAAATTTACCTATATTAAAAAATCCCAATCGTGATTCAATTTCAATTTCACTATTATCTTTGTATTTGTAATATGCGTCTATTATTTGTTGTACACAATTATTCATAAACTACGTACACATGTGTCTTTAAACCATTTAAAAATTTTTAAACATACTTATTATGAAATTTTCAATTAAAAGTGACGTACTGATTAGTATCTTTGAAAATTTTCTTATGGAGTATCCTATAATTTTATCATACCAAGATAAACAATTTAACATTAACCAAATAGTTGGAGAAGAAACACTTATAACTTTTAAAGTTAATGATGATTGTATTAAACTTCCTAAAAAGAAAAAGAATTTCTCTGTTGAAATTCCTTCACAACCTTTTATAGGAATTATTGGTAAAAATTTATGCGATACAAATATAATTTTTTCAATAAAAAATGACGTACGAATTAAAATATCAAAAAAACTTATTTTGCAGTACAAATTAAAAGTTTACCAATTACCTTGTCCTGATTTTTCATTAGAACATATTTTTACTACTAATTCTGAATTTATAGACATAATAAAATATTGTCCTACTGATACTATAATTAATTTTATAGTAGATGGTATGTTAAAAATAACCGTTAGGAATAAAGATTTTACTTGTATATACGAAATTGAAACTGATATACTAGATACCTTTAGTAGTAGTTTTCTTCAAAAACATTTGTATGAAGTATTGAAATTAATTGACCAAGAACAACCAATAAATTTAAATTTACTTGAAAATCATCCTATGTACGTCACACAAGAAAAACAACATGGTTTTTTAGAAATATTTATAGCACCTTTTATTGAATAATTTTATGTACGTCACTATTAATGAAACCAACATTTATAATTAAAAATAAATCAGAATGGATGCGTATTTCTAAAGGTGTAATTAATATTCCTTATCCAACTAGGGGAGAAATGTGGGATCTTTCTAAACCACATCCTAGAGCTAAACAGATAATGTTTCTATGGTTAGACAATAACAGATACAAAGCTATGGTTAAATTAATGTTTTTTAATAAAAAACAGAGTAAAGAATGCGGTAGTATTTCTAAATTACCTTTATGTGAATTAGGAGATGTAATTATTCATGAAAATTATAGAGGAAAGGGGTTGTGTAAAAAAATAGTAAAACCTGTTGTGAGTTATTTTAATCGTTTTTTTAAGAAAACTCATTTTTTATTCTTAACAGTAAACAATGACAAAATACCTGCCTTAAGGTGTTATGCACATCTTTTTAAAGACGTCGGTGACTCCCCTAGGAAGTTAAAAGACTTCTTTAAAAAAAGGTATCCTTGGATGAATGTTGAAATTCATAAACTATTCCTTTTAAAATAATTATTTTTGTTCACATTTACTAATCAAAAATCCTACAATAACAGAAATCATTGAAATACCAACTAATTTCCATAATTCTTTATTATTTTCGTTAACATCAACAAACCCTTCTGTTTGTGTTTCTGGGGCGTTAGTAATACTTCTACCCATCATTGATCGTTTAAAATCACTATCTTCTAATAGAAGATCACTTACTTCTCTTTTCAAAGAAGGTTCTAAGGTATTCCAATTTTCTGAAATTTTCTTAAAGCCTCCTAAAGTATTAATCCATTCCATGTCAGTTAAATTTTGTGGTTTTGTAGTTTCCATAAAAGTATTAAGAGTTTGTTTTCGGTTTTCCCTACCGGCTTGACCTCTTTCTCTTTCAGGTACGTCACCGCATGCTCCATTATCTTCAAAAAATCTAGCAGGTCTCATTTATAATTATTAGAAAGAAAAAAATAACAATTTTTATACTTTTTTTTTATTGAGTATTATTAATGGTTCTAAAGAAAACTTCAAAATCAAAAAGAACAAAGAAAATTTCAAAACCTAAAAGAGCAAAGAAAAGAAGGGTAGTAAGAAAAAGAAGATTCGGGTCTACTACAGAAGGAGGAGAAACAGAAAAAAAAGAAACAGAAAAAAAAGAAGAAGAAGAAGAAACACAAGGAGGAGATAGTAATGTAGAAGAATCTGAAAAAACAAAGGCAATAATAAAACAAATCGAATCTTTAAAAACATCTACCGACAAAGTTGATGAACTAAAAAAAGAAGCAGACCAAAAACTCACTGTTTTAGAAAATAACCTAGCCAATTCTCAAGCAGCAGACAGAAAAGCAGAAGAAGATAGAATAGCAAAAGAAAAAGCAGCAGCAGAAAAATTAAAACAACAACAACAACAAGAAGAAGAAGAAAAGCGTAAGAAAGAAGAAGCAGAAAAATTAAAAAGACAACAAGAAGAAGAAGAAGAAGAAAAGCGTAAGAAAGAAGAAGCAGAAAAATTAAAAAGACAACAAGAACAACAACAACAACAACAACAAACCGATAATACAACTGAAGGAGGAGATGATAAAGAAGGAGATGATAAAGAAGCAGATAAATCAGGAGATACATCAAATGAAGCAGATAAATCAGGAGAAGCAGATAAATCAGGAGATAATACAGAAGAAAATTTAGAAGAAGGACAAAAAAAAGATGATGAACAACAAAAAGATGATGAACAAAAATGTGACGAAAGAGAAAAACCACCATGTTGTGATGGTATGGGCTATGACGAAAAAATCCAAAAATGTGTTGATAACATGATCGTATCAAAATTCGGTAAAAGGAAAAGACGTAAGCGTAAAAAGAAAAAGAAAAGAAGAAAGAAGAAAACCGTTAGAAAGAGTAAGGCTGGTAAAAAGAAGAAGAAGAAGAGTAAGGTAAAGAAAGTTCCATTAGCTTTGAAGAAAAGGTGTAAAAAACATGGTATCCGTTTAACCCTTAAGAGAGGAAAGAAAAGAGTACCAAAGAGTGAAAAGCTTTTAAAGAAGCAATTGGCAAAAAAATTAAAAGCATTGAAAAAGAAAAAGAAGGTTTCTAAAAGAAAAGTTTCTAAAAGAAAGGTTTCTAAAAGAAAGAATAAGGCAGGTAGAAAGGTTAAGAAGAAGAAAAGAAAGGTTAAGAAAGTAGTTAAGAAAAAGATTTCAGCAAAAATTAAGAATTATTGTAAAAAACTTGGTATTAAGATGACTATTAAAAGGAATGGTAAAAGAGTTTACAAGTCAGAAAAAGTTTTGAAAGTTCAAATAACTAAAAAAGTAAAATTGATTAATAAGAAAATTAAAAAACAAAATAAAAAATTAAAAAAAACAATTAAAAAAAGAAGAAAACAGCACAAAACACTTCGTATACTTTTAGGTAAGAAGTAAGTTTATAATAATATTTTACTATTGATTCTAGAATCAACGGGAAAAGATTATTTGTTTTGTAAAATTGTTAATTTTTGTCCTTTTCTGAGGATAGGCCATTTAGACTTCTTAGCTACGAAGTATATAAAAGTTATAATGAATGCCCAAAGTATAAGTTCTCTTATTAATTTACCTATGTGTAAAGTTGTATCTTCTTTTTCGTTGTCCTCTAGTACAATCGATAATTTTTCAAATGCTTTTTTAGGAACAACGTAATTGAGAGCAGGGAATAGAATGTATTCTTTAATTTTATTAATAAAAGTAAATGTGAATACACTTCCTATAGCTGTTAAAGTTACCCATTTTTGATCTTGAATGAAATCAAAAGGATCAGTAAAATTACTCATTACTATATATGTATATTATTTTTTCCTATAATTACTTTAAAATTATTTAAATTATCATCTGAAATTATTTCAAGTGGGTTTTCTACTACAATAAGACTGTTTTTTTCGGGATAGTAACATTTATCATCAGATTCTTTAAAATATACAAATTCTGGATTTTTGAAAGGAAAGTAAATAAGTGTACCTAATTTTAATTGTTTAGGTAATCCTTCATGATATTCTAATTCATAATTTTGAATATAATTTAAAGGTTTATCATTTTCTATGTTTTCAATTATATTTTTATGTACGTCATCTGAAAATACATTTAACATTCTATTTTTTGTTATTTTTATTTTACAGTCTTGAATAACTATGTCTGTAAAATTTATTCTTTCCTTTAGTATAAAAGCTGCTATAATTATTACGAAAATGACAATACCATATTTTTTATCAATAAAAAACATCTTTAGAGAGTTCATTGTTAATTAATAATATTTGAATACGTTTTTTTAACCTTATTACTATACTTTTTATTAGTAAATGCAAGTAAAAAAAGATATTATAGGAATACTTCGAAAAAAACAAGAAAGTATTAATAAAAACTTAGAAGAAATAATCACAGGAATAGAAGAAAAAATGAATATTGAAAATTTACCAAAAATTGAAAGTTGGTTATACGAATTTTTAGTAGCTGTTAAGTTTATCGAAAAAAAAACAATGGGATTTCCATCTGATTATGAAAATTCTGTTATCTTAGATTCTATATTAAAAGAAGATCTTTCAAATGATGAACTTCAAAGAAAAGTTATGCCTTTTATTCTTTCTTATATGCAAATACTTCGAATGGTTCAATCTTCTTCTTCTATGTCTTCTAATGAAACATCACCTTCATCAATTTCTTCGCCTTCTTCTTCTTCTTCTTCACTGTCTTCATCTGATAAATCAGAATAATCACTTTCATCTTCATCATCAGTAAGTTCATCTCCAAATGCTAATCTTTCTTCTTCAGAAACTTCTTTTAAACCCTTTTTAACAACTTTGTCATCTTTTCCTATTTCAATTGATTCAAGTAGAGGATGACAAATTTCTTTTAAAACATCATGTTGTTCTTTAGTAAGTGTTTCTGGTAAGACTACTCTAAATTGGACATAAAGATCACCGTATGCAGCTTCTTCGCTATCTTTGTCGAAAATAGGCATACCTTCTCCTTTTATTTTTCTTAACCCGTCATCTAAATGTAAAGGTTTACTGCCTTCTAAAGAATTATGTGTTAAATGAACAACATGACCATCAAGATGTTTAAATGACCAATCTAGATTAAATGATTCAGAAAGAGAAATATTTTTTAACATAAAAATATCATTTCCATCTCTTTCAAACATTTCATGTTCATCTTCACAAAGAGTAATGACGATATCACCTGGTTCATGCCCTGGTATTTCATCTGCTTCTTTATTGTATCTTAATACTTGTTGATCTCTCATACCTGGTTGAATTATAACTGCAATTTTCTTTTTTTCTTCTACTAATTTATACCCATTAGGTGTTTTTTTCATTCTTTTTCTTCTAACTGATATTTTTTTCTTTTTACCAGTATATAAATCTTTTAAAGAAACATTCAAATTAAAATTAAGATCTTTTGTTCTTGGGTTAAGTGTGTCATAATCATCTTCTTCTTCATCTAATTCTTCATCTTCTTCATCAACTTCCATAACAGGTTGTTGTTGTTGTTTTTGAAGTTCTTTAGTAGTTTCTTCCATAGATTTCATGAAATTTTCATTCTGCATCATCCCCATAACATTTTTTGTAACATGAGAAATCATAGATTCCATGTCCATATTTTGGAGATCAACTGAATCATCTTTTGTCATTTCATCAGCCATTTGGTGAGCTAATTGAAGAATGTTAGGTTGTTGTGAAGACATATTATAATAAATATTATCAGATTATTTTTTTATATAATCCGCATTATTATATCTTTTGTTTTTTTTAAGAAATTTAAAGTGGTTACTTCTTAGTCTTTTAATAACATTTTCTTTAGTTTTTATTTTAAAGTGAAAGTGTTCATGAGATTTCCATCCTCCCATGTTGTACGTCACTGAATAATCTTGAAGCTTCCATTCTTCACAAAAATGTTTAATTTCTTTTAATATTAATTGTAAATCTTCTCCTGTTTCGTGTATTGTTTTATAATGTTTATTTGGAAAAACTATAATAACTGGTCTACCATGCATATCATGCATAAATTTTGATTTTTCTTTTTTTAAAAAAACATGTTTTGCTATTTTTCCATCTAATTTACAATATAAGCATTCATATTTTATATTAACCATTAAAGATTCTTTGAAAGTTAAAACCCTTTTTTTAAATTCATCATTAACATTTTTTTTAATTTTATCTTGAGGAAGAGTGTTTTCTAATATTTCATCATCTTCACTTTCAGTATCAGACTCTTCTAATGCAGCCCATCCCCAATCAACATTTGCACAATCAATATCTTGTTTAAATCCAGAAGGGTTTTTATTCATTAAAAATACTTCTGATTTTAAATATCAATATTTACCGAGTTTAACCTAAACTAGGTACATTTCTAGCCATATTATCTGGCTTAGGAATTTGAACTCCTCTTTCTCTTTCTCCACTATAACTTTCCATAGTTCTTGTTCTTTGACCTTTTTGTAGTCCTGTTTTTTCATCAAATAAAGTCTTGTCAAAATCACTACCATCTCTATCATTTATACCACTAAAACTATTTCCTCCTGACATAAAATTACCATCTAAAGATGCATAGTCAAGACTACCTGCTCCGCTTATTTGACTAAGACCCTGAGCTCCGTCTAGATTATTTTGCATTTTTTTCTTTAACCATTGGAATGCTTGTTTTCCTTGTATTAAACTTTTACCATTTTCTATCATTGATGGAACTTCTTGTAAACCTTGAGGAATTTGATTAATTTCTTCTATTGCGTATTTCTCAAATAATACTCCAATATCAGGATATTTATTTAATTTTTCTAAGAAATTTTTTGAATGAGGACATCTTTTTGAATAAAAAAGAGTATGAGGTGCACTTACTTTTGCTCCACTAACATTTGCCATTTATTATTATAAATACATTTTTTTAAATAAAATAACGAATAAAATCCAAATAAATTTTCTTGCTAATTAATAATGAATACAAGCCAAGTTAACTTCATGTTCATATTTGTATTATCTGTAATAATGTTTAAATTATATAATACTGATAATTTTTCAGACGTACCTGATGCTATTATATCTAGTATACCCGATGATAAATCTAAAAAAACAATAAATAGACCCCCTAGGGTTGTTAAAAGAAATGATAGTAAAAGGTCAGTTGATTGTTCACCTGAAAGTTCTGCTACTTATTATGGAATGAGACCTATTATTCAACACAATGAATACGAAAATATACTAATTGATATTTTAGTTAGAATTACAAAACCAATTGAATTTGATTATTCAGAATTTAAACATCCTATGAGATTTTTACAAACTAAGGATGAAGAAAATCTTATGAAATTTATTATGAACAGAATTAATGAAGCTTATAGAGAAAATCCTAAAAATGAAAAATATGCTTTACAAGATACATGGGATGGAGAACATTTCAGTTATCTTAATCAAAAAGTATATTCATTTTCTGATAAAAAAGTTGAAGGAAAGAAATTTCCAAAAGAAATTAGATACGTCATTAATTTTTCTCTTTTTAACAATCACAGATATTCAAGTAATGATATAATTGTTGAAATTTTAAAACTTGAAGATGTTTATCATATTATGAGCGCAGTATTAGGAACATATGATGTTAAAACTGACGTAGTAGGAGTAGGTATTAATAAATCAATCGATTCCAGTTCTGTAGAAGAACCTGGTAATCCTCCACATTGGTTATACGGAGATACTGTAGAAGACATCACATTTAATAAATATGGATTTTACGAAGAAGGTCAAAACTATGCAATTAAAGGAGGTGTTCCTGAAAGTCTTAATGGAGAATTAGAAGAATATTCAGATAAATTTTTACCTGACGTATCACATGCACCTATACTTCCTAAAAATTATAAAACAGTTCAATTAAGAGGATTTAAAGTAGAATCGGTATAAAAGAAAATGGACATATCATAATATGAATACACAAGAACCTTTAGTAGGACAGCTTCATATTATAATAGGCCCAATGTTTTCTGGTAAAACTACTGAATTAATAAAAAGACTTAGAAGATATAGCGCTATAGGTAAAAATGTACTAGTTATAAACTCTAGTAAAGATACTAGGAATGTAAATAATGTTATTATGACTCACACTAAAGAAACATTAGACGCAGTTAAAACTGAATTTCTTACTAAGAGTTCTGAAAAAAATACTATTAATTTTCTAAATATACAAAAACCAAGAATGGCATATCATCATAATGTTATAGGTATTGACGAAGCTCAGTTTTTTGAAGATCTTGTACCTTTCGTTAAACAAAAAGTTAATGATGGTTTTATAGTAGTAGTAGCAGGTTTAATAGGAGATTTTGAACAAAAACCATTTGGTCATATATTAGAATTATTACCTTTTTGTGATACAATAACACATCTTAAAAGTTATTGTACTGTGTCCAAAGACGGGACCCTTGCTCCATTTACTAAGAGAATAGTAGATAGTAAAGAGCAAGAACTCGTGGGAGCTGATGATATGTATACAGCAGTATGTAGAAAATATTTATGATTCTTTTTTAACTTTTATTTTACCACCTTTTGTGCTTATAGAAATGGTATCACCAGGTTTTATGATTGGTTTACGATATCCTACGTTATTTTTTGACATAATTTTACCTAACGAAGGTCTTCCAAACTTTCTTTTACAAGGTCTCATTGACTTACTTATTTGATGAAGATTTTGTCCAAACTTTCTTTTACAAGGTCGTAATAATGCTTTACTTTCTTTAATACTTGCAGGTCTTCCAAACTTTCTTTTACAAGGTCGTAACAATGCTTTACTTTCTTTAATACTTGCAGGTCTTCCAAACTTTCTACATTTTAAAATTTTTTGATTTACACCTACACTAGCAGGTCTTCCAAACTTTCTACATTTTAAAATTTTTTGATTTACACCTACACTAGCAGGTCTTCCGAATTTATTTTTTAAAGATTTATTATCTAAGGGTCCAAATGGTCTTTTCATACGAATACTACCTTGAGGTATTGGAGTGGGAACCTTTTTATATTTTTCAATATTTTCTCCGAAACTATTTGAAAATTTCATTAACTTTTCATAAGTTATCTTTCCTTTAACTTTTAAAGGTTTTCCATTTTTATCAACAATATAAGGAACGTGAGGGATCTTTTCTTGAACGCGTTTTGATACTTTCGTTGAATTTACAATTTTCATTTTTTCAAAAACATCCAACGGAAGACTTTTAATCAAATTATGACAATGAACGCACGTTGGAGAAATAAAGATAATTATATTATCCAAAGGTTTTTTAGTTTTCATTAATAATAATCAAGATAATATTTTTGTAAAAAATATCTTGTTTATTTTTAATAATGGTAAAAAGAAAAATAAGAAAAAGAAAATTTGGAATGGATCTGGATGTTCCAGATGATGAGAATGAAGGTTCTTATGCTCTTGAACAAACACTAGATGAAGAACTGACGGATACATTTTACCAAGAAGATACAGAACAAAGTGGACATATAGATGATGTTATTCAGAGAATCGAAGCTAGTAAAAATAGTGAAGTAGACCTTACTGACTCATACTTAGGTGACAGATCACATGAACAAAACGTTAATAATCTTGAAGAACTTTCTGGAAATTTAGAAGTATTTCAAAGTGTATTCATTAAAGCAAATATGAAAAACAACACTTTTCTTTTATATAAACATGCTACAGGAGAAAAATTAAAATTCTTAGAAATAATTAATACAAAAGTATTCGAAAAATTAAAGAATAGAAAAGAAATGGTTATTAAGAAGTCTAATAAAAAAATTGGAATAATAAAAGGTCTTATTAAAAAATTAGGAGTAGAAAAATCAATTTTAAAAACTGATTCGTTTAAAAAAAATATTGATGACAGGGTAAAAAGATTGTATTCAGATTTGAAAACAATAGAAAATGATAAATCTGAAATAAACAATTATTTTAATAAAGAAGAAAAAAAATTTAAAAATTTTAAAGCTAATGTAACAAGTTTAAAAATTAAGAATAGAGATGAAAATTTTTCTATACAAGAATATAAACTATATTTGGATGATATTTTTAATTATAAAAATGAAAAAGAAAGGTTAAAGACAACAGTAGACCTTTCTAATATGTCTGTAAAAGAAACCAAAGAAAATTTTTTACTTAACCCTATAAATGAAGGGTTAAAATTACATAATTCTGTATTTCATAAATATGAAACAGATACTGATTATGAATATAGTCAGAATATATACAAAAGATATAATCTATTAGAAAATTTAAATGTTTTAAAAACTTCTTCTAAGGAACATTTTTTCCAAATAATGGGGAAATTTAAATTAACCGAACATATGAATAGTCTAATTGCAGTAGATAAAAAATACAGAAGAATTATATACGATAACGCTATATCTTTGATTAGTAGTTTTGTTCCTGTTATTATGATTGATAATTTATTAAGTAACACTAGTTTATATATTAAAGAAAAATACATATACGGGTTTGAATATATAAATTCTAATTATTTCCCTAGTGCACAATCAGAAGATAATTCTTATGAATTTACTAGGTTTACAAGGAAAGGTGAAGAAAAAGAAAGAAAGAGTAAAACTTATTCACCTGTAATAGGTTGGATATACAAAGAAGATGCATTGAAAAATATACACAATCTAAATCCTGAAAGTGATACAATTAATAAAATAAAAGAAGGTAAACAAAAGTTTATAAAAGGAAAATTAGAAGATATATTTAAAAATGATGGTATTCACTTTGTTGAAAGAGGTAATTTACATAAAAATACAAATGTTAAAATACAAATAATAAATGGTTCTATAGAACCTTGGAGAAAAAGATATCTTAAACACAAAATACTTTTAAATCAAGTAAACGAAAGGAAATTATATTCTTTAACTACTTCTCATAAAATTCTTAAAGAAAATCCATATTTTATACAGAGACACACTAAATATGTTGATAGTAAGAAAGAATTTAAACCAGAAAAGTATATTAATGAAAATATTCTTGAAAAAATGGCTGAAAATGATATTAAACAAATTTATGAAGAGATGGATAGTAGGGAAAAAATAAAGGAATATCTTAAGAATATTATCCCATCAAATAATAAAAAAGATATTGAAGAAAAAATAAAAGAATGTGCGTATAACAATTTGTCAAAGAGTTCACAATATTATAATACTTTAGAAAGAAAAATACAAATTCTAATATCAGCTAGAAATGATTTATCAACTTCTGGAAGAACTTCAGATCCATCGAAATCTAAAAAGAATAAAGATAAAATTGACAAACTATACAAACAAATAATTGAATTAAAAAAAGAACAACAAGATATCATAGTTCCTGTTAGACTTGGTTATATTTCTCAAATAAGTTCTATAGTAGATAAGAGAAAAGAAAGTAAAATGATGAAAAATAAACAATATAATAAAGAAGACGGTCTTTTCTTTGATACAAGATTACCTAATTATAATAGAGTACTAAATTTTAAACTTCCTCAATACATGAAGGAACAATTAAAAAAGAAAGGAGTAACATTGAATGAAATAAGGTTAATAGAAAGAAAATTATTATTAGATGAACTGACTATTAAAAAAATATCTAATACGATTGATTATAATAAATTTGATATTGAAGATTTTATGAATAGTCCAAAAAGACATACTAACAAAGTAGTTAGAAAAGATGTTGAAAGTATAATAAGAAGTTTTCAAAAAGAATTACCTACTGGATTTTATACCGAAGACAAAGAAAATATTAAAGTAAAATTGAAAATTGTATTACAAAAAAGTAAGTGTAGTAATGACGTTAAAAATTTTTTATTGAGAAAAGTAGTACCTATTAAAAGTTCTAGATACAATTTTAGTACAATTTTAGAACAAAATAAAAATAGAAGAAGTCGTAATTATTACAATAAGTATTTAAAAGATAAATATGAAACATATGAAAAGTATGAAAAGGATTACATTAAACAACAAAAAGCTTTATTTGACAAAGTTAAAAAAAATCCGAAAAGAGGAGCTTCTTTTTTAAGATTAAAAGATAAAGATAAAGATGGTAATCCCATAGACACGAGAGAACTATATAGTGCAATAAAAGAAGAAGGAGAGATAAAAATATCTTTTAACATTCCAGAAGATTTAGATAAAAATGGTATCATAAAATGGTTTGAAAAATATTTTGATATATTCCCTGCAAATAAAAAAACAGAAGGTTTAATACGAGATAGTGATTATTTTATGAGAGAATCTTTGTATGTTGATGATTTAAGAAAAGAAAAAATAAAGTCTTTACCAGCTAGGCGTGTAGACGCAGGTTATATGAAAAGAATAGGGTATATAGTTAACTGGGTGTCAAAAGAACAAACTTTTCAATTTAATTTTGAAAGACATGAACTAATAAGTTTTTTATTTTGTCGCGTACAGTTTATGGTTAATAATTCAAATATTAATAATATTACAAAACAAAAAAGACTATTGATTATATTAAAAATTTTGTATTATTTAAGAGAAAATATTAATAGTAAAACTCTTCATTTTTTCATAGATTATGAAACAGAAGTTGAAATGGATTTATGTACTGATAAAGAATTTGGAAATGATACGATTGATAAAATTGTCAGACTTATCAATTATTGTACAAAACAAATAATAAAATTTAATATAACAATAGAAGAAAAATTAAATGATATCATAAAGAAAAAATTAATAAAAATAGATTTAGATGATAAAATATCTAGGTACAGATTGAGACAAATTTTAAATAAAGTTGGTATACCAGGGAAAAATAAATTTATGAAAGAACTAGAAACTATATCAGAACTTGATGAATCTTTTCCTGAACAAAGTACAGTAACTGGTGAAAGTCGTAGACCTCTTAAATACGAACCTAGAAGAGGTGGACCTAGTGCATTTGACATACAAACCCCCATAAGTTCTTTTACAAAAGCTAGGGAAAGACTTATGAAAACTGAATTTATAAAAAATTTACGAGATTTAACACAAGAAAAAACAAATATAATCACTAAAAAAGCTTATAATTTATATAGAAAATTGTACTTAAAAAGTAAATGGGAGAATAAAGAAAAAGAATATATACAAGTTTTAAATGAATCACTTAATGTTAGACCTAAAATGTCAGACTATGAAAAAGAATACATAAGACTTTGGAATTTAAGTGGAAGTATTAGGAAAAATATTATAACAGACGTAGAAAAAAGGATAATAGAAAAATTAGAATTAAATCTTATTTTCTGTTTTAAAGATGACCAAATTGAAATTTTCAGAGAATTATGTAAAAATGTTATAATTCCTCTTATGAAAAATAATAAAAATCAAGAACAATTTATATCTAAAATATTCGACCTAGTGTTTATTGATAGTAGTGGTATTAGTAACGGAATAAGATATAATGATAAACTATTAAATAGAAATATTGCACTATTTGACGATATGAAAAAAGGTATGTTAAGAGAATATTCAGATGTACCTATCAGACTTTTAGAAGAATACAAAAAATTTAACATACATAATTTCAATTTATTACGTGAAGGAAAATTTGTTAATTATAAAAAGATTCTAATAGAAAAAAAGAAAGTCATAAAGGGTATTGAAGAATTAGTAAATGTATTAATTTATTACAGTTTTAAAAAAACTTATAATATTGTAAAAATTTTAACACAAGTAATTAAAAAATATGAAAATTTAAACCTAATTAAGAGTATTACTGATAAAGATATAATGATAAATATTATTAAAAAGTCTTTAGCTAAAATGTCTTTAGAAGAAGAAGATATGATAAAATATTATTCAATTGTACAAGATTTGAATAAAAATGGATTAAAAAATTTTAAAATTTTGAAAAATAAAGTAAATAATAATACTTTAAAAAAAGATTTAGAAGATTATAAAAAGTCTAAGGATATTACCAATAAAGATATTGCATTATGTATTTTAAAACAAGTCGAACTAGTACATTCTGATAAAATTAGTGACGATGAGGAGGATTTATGGTATGGATTCGATGTAAAAAGTGTAGATACAAAAATAGATATATCCAAAGGAGTAGAATTTTACCTTAATGAAGTTAAAGGAGAAGTATTCAAAACAACTACAAGACCTGATAAAGATTTAAAAAAGCCATCTATCAAAAAAGATAATATGATAAGACTTATGAATAGTATAATAGGAAGTATTAGGTATAAAGAATCATTTCTAATACCTAGACCTGGAAAAAGACTAGACTATGCATCTTCTGAAAGGATAACTAAAAGAACGATACCTGGACGTTCACAAGATTTCTTAGAAATAGGTATTAGGTATTTAGTTGAAGTAGCTACTTTCAATAAAAATACTACTGGAAAGTTTGATTTAATAGTTAACCCTTTTATAATAAAAGGAAAATCCGTAGAAAACTTAGAATCATATTTAAAGAGATTTATAAGAGATTATAGAAACTCTGGTAAAAGGTATAAATATATGTTGGAGATAGAACTTCTAGGGGAATTATTTGAAATAATGTTAAGAAGAAATATTAGTGAAGACCCTAGATTTAAAGATGAGTTGACAAAAAGGTACATTGAAGAAATGGGACCACAAATATCATTTTTGTTTGATATAGGATTTTATAATCAGAAAAATAAAGGTGATATTATAACATTAAATAGAACAAGAATACCACAATATAGTAATGATTATGATTTTAAAAGATACCTCATGTCATTCTTATTCAAACCACAAGATAGAAAACAATTACAAAAAATATACGATATAGAATGGAATCACAATATATGGTTGGGTAAAAAACATAAATTAGACAAAGTAGCTAAAGGCCTAGCTGATGTTAAAGGTATTAAGTTATTTTATGGTAAAAAGAAACGTAAGGTTAAAAAGAAACGTAAGGTTAAAAAAAGAAAAAGAAAGAAATAATTTTCTTGTTTATTAGTAATGTTATTCAGTGGTTTTGGTTCAAAAAAGCCTTTTTGGGATCTTGACGAAAATGGTAAAAGAGTAAGGAAAGGAGGATACACCTTCGTAGTCAATAGAGACATACCCAATGAGAAAAAAACAGTGGATAGATTACATGACGCTAAGAAAGTAGAATTAAGATTAAAGAACACAATGCGTGAAGAATTAAAGAAGGGTCGTGGTGGAAAATTTAAAAAACACATGAAACACTTCGTTGAGACTCAGCATCGTTTTTTTGAAATGCCTTTGAAGAATGCAGGATTCTATGGTTTGAATAAACCTAAGAATGTACACAAAACCAATAAACCTCCTATAGGTAAGGATAAAAATTTAAGACCATCTTATAGGGTAGTTATGTTGACCATTAGAAATTCAAATGGGACAGTAGAAAGTTGTACTAAATTTCTTAAATTACTCATCCATGAACTTTCTCATACCCTAGCTAATCATGTTACGTGGAGAGAGGATGATCATGGAAAAGACTTCAAAGAATGTGAAAGTTTTATGTGGAAAATTTTAAGAAAAAAATAAAATATTGTAATAGAATATAATGAGTTATAAAGAAGATTTTATTCAAGATAAAGAAGAACAAAGTCAAATTGGTATGGTACCACACGATTTTGGTGTACCAATAATTATATCCCTATCTTTTGTTATAGTAGGTACTTTATTATGTTTAGCATTTAGTAATATAGAACTTTTACAAAAATTAAATAAATTGTTCAAAAAAACATACTTTAAAGGTACAGTAGATTTGGGAGATTCTTTCGGAGGGTTTGCTATTTTAGGAGGTTTTGTTAGTCTAATATTATACGTTTCACAAGGATTGATAAGACCAGCATTTGGACTATAAAAAAAAAATAATTTTATAAATTTTTATACATTACAACGAGTTGTACTTTTTAAAAATTTATTGGGAATAATGATAGTTTATACTATTTCCATTATCATAGAATATTACTGCAGATTGTTCAAAATTGTCTACTGTTTTATTAATAAATCGACTAGTGAAATTTGAAATTTTCCCTGTAAGGTTTTCTTCGTTAGAAAAAGGTACGTTTATTTTAAATATTTTTAATTTCAAATTGAACAAAGTACTAGATTTAATAAAGAAATCTACTTCTATAGGACTAGCTATTTTAATGAAATTTTCGATGTTTTTTCTTCTAAAACAACTTTTTATTTCTTTTTCATTTAAACCTCTGTTCGGTAATAATTGTTTTATTTTTTGTTTATAATTTTCTTTTTTAAGGTCTTGTTCGTTAGGATTTATAGAGTCATAACCTTCTTCTTTTCTCCCCACACGGTTCAAAGGTGTACCCCAATAAAGTTTTCCAAAATCATTATACACCCCATTTACTAAAACTTCATTAAATCCAAAAGGAGATTTGTAATTTTTATTTCTTTGTTTTTCTAATCGGTCATTTTTTTTGATTAAATCGTACTCATAAAAGAAATTTCTAGGGAATTCTTTTAAGGTTGACCTGAGATTTTTTCTTTTGGTAACTTGAGTCGAAGGTGCTAATTGAATTGAAAATGGTTCATTATTTTCATCTTTTATTTCTATTTTATACAAAGATTTTTTATCGGGTTTTATACTAACATTACACATTAATTCTTTGTATCCATTATTATTCCAATAAAATCCTTCGCTTTCTGTAAATATTAATATTTTATTTATTTTATGATCAAGAAGACTTTTGTTTATTCTTGATTCACAATATTGGAGTATATTTTCTTTACATTCACAATTCCTAAAATTTACAAGATTAAATTTTTTATTATGTATATACCCATGACCATTTTCTTTACAGTCATAAGGAGCCATTAAAGTTTTACCTTTAAACATGTAATACACTCTTTTGTTATAACAATAGGCTATTAAACTTTCTTCTGGAATAGCTTGAGCTGCTATTTTCTTATTTGAAATAGTAAATAAAGTGTCAATTGTTAATGGACGTAAGAATGTAAATCCAACATTATTAACTTCTTTACTACCGTCTATTTGTGAAGATTTTTCTTTTGCACATTTTTTAAACTTTTCTTTGTCTATTTTACCTAAAGGTTTTATAACTCTTCCATTCTCTTCTACTTTTATTAATATACCTTTTTTTATTTCACATTCTGGTAAAACTGCTGATTTTGTGTCTATAGGATTTCCGTTATTCCAGTTTATACCGTATTCGTTTGCTTCTTCTTCATTTTTTGGGAAACCTTGTATTAATGCTTTAATATATTTTTTTAATGGTTTTGGTTTTGCCATCTTACAATAAGGGTAGTAAAGTCCATCTTTTTGTTTACCTATGTGGTCAAGTACAGTATTTGGGTATAAAACTCTTCCTTTAAAAGAATATGGAAATAATCCTCTGTTAAAAGGTTGTTGTTTTTTATCAGAGATAGGAGGTTCTTTTTCTGATTTTAAACAATGTTTAACAGATTTAATTTTTATTTCTCTGTTAGATATAATATATGTATCCAGTTCTTTTAAATTTGTCATTTGAATTTGTTGTTGATAATAATTTTCCAATTTAAAATTTTCAACAAAAACTTCTACGAAATTTTGTTTCATTTCTTGAAATTTAACTATATTCTCATTTGTATCTTTAATTTTTTCAGGCATTTCAAAAAACTGATATACGCAATCAATGAATAGTATATTTAAGTATTTATCTTCAAATGTTAAAGTTTTATAAAATCTTTGTATTGCTCCTGTACTGTGTATTATTTCTTTTAGTTCAATGAAATTTTGTTCGAATATATTATTATAAAAAGATGAATTTCTTTTGAAACCAGTTCTTTTTTCACTAAAAGATTTAGCTAGTCTTTCTTGAATTATTTTTTTAATTTTTTTAAAAATTGCTTTATATTTTTTTTCTTTCATAACAGAATTGTCTTTTATTTTTTCCTCCAATCCTTTTAAAAAAACTTGTTCAAATGAGAAATATTGTTTTGTTACATTAACATCATATTTATTTTCTTCTCCTAATCTTGTTTTAAATTGTGTTATTTTAGAATTACTTACTTTTTTAGAATCAACTTTTATCCTTAGATGTTTGTCATTTTTATCAAATAATCTTTTATTTTCTACTATCTGACTAACGAATGAATAATCTTCGTCAAATAATATTTTTTCGTAAAATAGATCTTTTCCATAGTGATTTAAATATCCAATAATCCAATTTGCATCTTGTTTCCAGTCTGTTTTAAAAGGAAGTTTTTCAATTCTTATTCTAAGGTTATCGTAAATGTGGAAATAAGCATAAGAATTACCATATTTTTTTTTAATTGTTATTCTATTTACAAGAGTAGGTCTTTTTTCTTCAATTTCACAATAAGGAAGACTTATGTATTTTACTGTATTATCTGAATCAACCAAATTAGCATTTTGTAACATTCTGAGATTGTTAATAACCCATTGTGGTTTACATATTAATGTATTTTTATTTTGAAATTCACAATCTTGACGATGACCAGTTCCGTTATCATTTATTCCACAATTGTTACAAAAAAATTCTATAGGTTTTCCATTAAAAGTTTTATTAGGGAATTCCCTAGGAGGTCTGTACCAAAAAACAGTTCTACCATCTTGAATTAATTTTTCTCCTGAATATTCTTGATACGATATTTCTTTTACGTTATTACTTAATGGTAATCTCTGAGCCAAATCAAATAAGGTGTATCCCTCTAGGAACATAGTTTGTTTCATAGTTATATTTTCTTCGTCTTTATAATGTAATTCCCTATTTCTTCTATATTTACCTATTCCTCCATAAAAAAAATTTATATCTATTATCATTAAAGCTTCATTCATTAATAGTAATGCAGAAAAAAATACATTTAAAAATAAAAACATTAAGTAAATAGAGATGTATCAAAATAATACAGACGATAAGAAACAAACTCTAAAAAATTTTGATGATTCTATGAAACTACTTTTAACAGAGAGTATAAAGTTTTTCCCAGTTTCTTGTATTAATAGAATAAGAAGGAGATATAAAGCATTAAACATTTTAAGAAAAGACGGAAGTTTAAAATATTTTATGAATGATTTAATTCCTTATCAAGAAAGTGTATTTAATAAGGACGAGAAAACATTTTTGGAATCAAAAACATTTTTGGTAGAAAATTCTAAAATGGTAGCAGCATGGAAATGTTTGGATAACTATACAAAAGAAATAATGTGGAAACATCTTCAAGTTTTGTATTGTTTAGGACATCAATATTTACAACAAAAAAATCTTGTATAATACTAATGGATACCGATAAAATTATATTATTTCTTATGTTTTCATTATTATTAATGAATTTAAATTGTAGAAATAAAACAAAAGAAAAAAATAAATTTAAAATGTTTACAATAACTAATGAACACTAATCCAGCTCCTTTGGAAGAAGCATATGAAAATAGAGATAAATTTGATGAAGATATTTATTTAAGATGGCAAGAAACTCAAAATAAAAGTTTTAAAAATTTTAAAAATTTAAGTTATCCTTATTTTAGACATCAATATAAACCAAAAAATATTGAAGAAAGAAAACCAAATAGGAATAATCCTTTCAATAACTTATTACCTACTGATTATACACCAAAAAACCTAAATAAGACTACTAAGGGTTATACTGATAAGGATAGAGATCTTTATTATAAAGGAACATTTCAAACTCCAAACGATGTATTTTGGTCAAAACAATCATCTGAAAGAAATTTTTATACAGTACCAAACAATTCACTATTAGTAGATCGTGAAAAATTTGCATATAATCTTTACGGAAGACCTGTTGTATGTAAGGCAGGTAGTATTTATATGAAACAAGGATTTCCTTTTACAATAGAATCACAATCATGTACTGGTTATAATGCAGCTTCTCCATCAAATGGAGGTCAAGAAGAAAGTTCTTTTGTTCCATTTAGCGAGGGAGCTCCATATAGGAAACCATATAAAAAAATTAAAAGATATGGTGAATAATTATTTTTTATCTTTTTTTTCTTGTTTAATTTTCCATCTTTTGGTTACTTCTTTAAAAGCTTTTGAATGTTCCATGTTTGGAAAATCTTTTTTAACTTTAGGCATTTCTGTTTTAAAAAAAAGGTTATAAGCACTAGGCTTTCTCTTTTTCTTAGGTTTACTAGATTTGCCTTTACTTTTCTCAAGTTGTACAATTCTTGCTTCTAATTGTTTAATTTTTTTACCAAAATCACTTTTATCACTCATTATAATAAAACGAATGATAAAAATTATTTTATTTTAACGAATTAAAGTCCAAGAAAAAAATATTGTATACCATTAACATGAGTTTTCAAGGTATTAACCAAAACATCAATCAAAAGTTAGGTCCGTTCAATAACTGGACTGGTCAACATGACGACGCTTGTGCATATTACAATAGGCAAAAGATGTCTACAAAACCTCTTAAATATTACACTAATAAAGTGTGGAACAATGACGAAGGAGAGAAAGGAGTTAAGCAATACACAACTGTTGGATATCAAAAAAATTTTAACGAGTATGAAATGTCTTCAATTAGTAAATTTGGACAACCTACTAGTTTAAGAAGTAAAAAAGATTTTACTTATGTACACCCTCCAAACACAAGTCCTTTTTTAGGAAATGCATCTGAAGATAGACAAAGAATTGATACTAATAGTAAAGAACTTAATTTCGGTTTCGGAGAAGCAACTAATCTTAATAACCAATATAAAGCTCAGATTTCAAGTGAAGCATGGAGTCCTATTAATCCTGCTGTTTTGGAAAGTGACCTTGTTCAAAATCCAAAAAATATTATTTGGCCATATGGACATTCAATTGGTATTGATAGTACAGGAGAATTAAGAAATTATATGCAGATTAATAATTATTAATTTCTAATTTTTTTTATTGTGTAATATTAACATGGCTCAAACAAATCTTAAATCAGATGCGTGGGATATTTACAATCAAGCTACTAAATCTTTCGATTGGACTCTTCAAAATGGACAGTATAACAATACTTATGCATTCGGTACAGTAGGTGTAAGTGCAGGTTCTAATGCAATTAGACAAGATGTAGTTGATGTATCAAGTTACCTTAGTGGAAGAGATAATATTCTTTCTAGATGTAATCCTCCAATTCCAAAAATAGAAGAAGCTAATCTTCCTCCTTTATCAGTACAAAAAAAAGATGTTAATACTCTTGTACCTCTTTACACAAGAGAAAAGAAATCTACAAGTAGTGCAACAAATAAATCTTATATTCCTTATTCTTTTAATCCAGGTATTAGAAGAGATACACAACATGTTAAAAACATTGTTTTTTCTGGATGGAAACAAAGAGGAGGTGCATTAACTTCCAATATGATTAAAGACGAATGGGAACAAGATCCTATTTTACACAAAGGAAGGAACATGGTACCTGTAAGAATGGAATCCCAAAATATTACTGTTCCTAAAATGACTAGGAGTCCTGTCCCAACAACGACTAATAGTCCACAATAAATAATCAAAAAAAAAATATATAGTATATTTAAAGTATGACTACACTGTCCAATTTTAAACATACTACTTTATCAACTCCTTTAGGAACAATTCCTCAACCGAGTTTAAGTTCATGTAATAATTATACAAAAGAAACTTTCGATAATGTTTGTACAACTTGTACTCCATTTAGAATAGAAGAAGAAATACTTCCTCAAATAGATACTACTAATAAATTTTTAAATCCTGAAAGAAGAACACAAAGAGAATTTACACATAATAATATGGTTCCTTTTTATGGTTCTAACGTTAAACAAAATATGTTAGGTACAGGAATCGCTTCTATAGGTACAAATGGTTCTGAAGTGAAGGTAGGTAATAGTAATGAAACTCCATTTAAGGCAAGATTAAATGCTTTTACTGGTACAGCTCCAACTTATAGACACAAAAGAGAAGTTGCAAATATGTTTAGTCCAATGGAACAACAAACTGGTTGGGTAAACGGAAAACCTCTTATGAGACCTAACTTAGATAGATATAAACAAAGTGTGTGGAATAGACATGGTGAAAAACCAACAGAACCTATTCAAGTTGGTCCAGGTCTTAATCTTGATCCAAGAGTTGCCGCTTCTGGAGGTCATCATGATTTCACTAGGATACTTCCTAATAACGTCAGTGATTATAAAGCAAATCAATTACCAGGAAGAGTTGCTGGTGAAAAATGGGTATATTCTAATAAACCTACTGCTACGTTTAGTGAAGGTATTACTCAAAGAAAACCACCAACATTCTGGGAACAAGATAAGAGACCTGTTTTCCAAAATAGAGCACCTGTTGCTGCCCCTAGAGGTGATTTAATGGGAGTTTCACAAATTATACTGAAGAACCCAACCAATAGACAAAGAATGAATTACGGATTTGGTAAAACAAATTAAAATGTTTATTCAAATAATTTTTTTTCTTGTTAAATAGTAATGAATGATCCTGCTAAATGTATGCCAACTATCGGAGTTTCAATGAAAGGCCCTGTCCCGTCTATACAAGATAGGTTTGCTTTCAGAGAAGTTAGAGGACCGTTAAGAAGAAAAAAAGTTCAATTTGAAAAAAATGGAAATATTAAATATTGTAATGACCACATTGGTTCAAATAGATGGGATCTTATCTTAGGTCCAGCTTCACATAAAAATAAACAACAAAGATTACAAAGTGGATGGTATTCAAATCAAACTGACAGAGAAGACAGAACTCACACTTCAAGTGGTACTTTTTCATCTCATACATACAACTGGGAACCAACATCATATGGTCAGAATGCAAGACCTACTGTAAAACAAACAACAGCTTTTAGTTATGAAGGTGATCCTATGGGAAGAGTACAAACTACTAAAAATTTATGGTCTGATGATCCTAGGGTTACAGTGAAAGAAACAACAGCTTTTAGTTACGAAGGGGATCCTATGGGAAGAGTGGAAGTTACTAAAAATATGTGGAAAGATGATCCGAGAACAACTATTAAAGAAACAACTCCTTTTAGTTATGAAGGTAACGCTGGTAGAAAAGGATTAGATGCTAATACTGATAGATTTAATTATGAACAAGGAATGCAAACTAACGGAGTAAGACAAGCAGCTAATGTAATAAATCATTTTAACAGTGCTTTCTCTAGTAATAGACAAGCAGATCCTTATACTAAAGATGGAAGAAAAGTGTCAAGTGTTGGTCAACAATTTAATAGTGGATTAAAACAAGCAGGTAATTATGACGCTTTAGAAAGAAGTAATATTCAAGCAGGAGGTGGTGTACAGTTTAAAAATCATGATGCTGGTCAAATTGGAACTGTATTTACAAGTCCTAATAAATTAGGTGCAAATCTCAATCAAAGAATTGATTATACTTTATTTGATAGTCTTAAAAGTAATCCTCTATCTGCATACAGGGATAATAGTAATGACAATCAAGTTCCTCAATTCTTTTGTCAAACAAACCCTGAAGATTTTTCACCTGAAAGAGAAGATAATAATAATCAATATTTATCACCTAGTCAACAACTTGGTAAACAAGGTAATTCTCAGGTTACAATATTAGGATTGAATAATGAAAATCCATTATTAGACCAACCAAGAAGAAATAACGCAAGAAGAGGTGAGTTTTGTTACGGTACATAATTAATAAAAATAGTCTTAATTTATTTTTCAGGAAAAACTGATTAAGTTTATTTATGATATCTTGCTTCGTGTTCTGATACGTCTTCATAAGTTCCTTTGAATCCACAACCAAATTCACATTTATGTGTTGGCTTTACTTTTACCTGTTCACAGTAACCAACATCATCATTTATGTAATAATTATTCTTATTAGTTTCATGTGACCATCTTTTATCTATATGACATGTTATTTCAAATGTGAGACTATTGTCAACACCATTAAAATCATAAAATTGATAACTCCCAGAATAAGTCCTATAGAATGATATTTCTAATCTTTCAAGGGTTGGTAAAACTTTCTTATAAAAATTATAATAAGCTCTAAAATTACTATTACTATAAAAAAGAATACTTCCAGGTGGAACATTTATAGGAATCTTGCAAAATATTTTCTTTTTACTATTCTTTTCTACTACTGATTCAAAATAAGTATTACCTCCGTTACCAACTGATATTAAAATAGATTCTCCACCAAAAAGATTGTATCGTAAAGGACATAATGCCCATGTATGGGTACCATCTATTGTACTCCTAAGGTTATTAACTGGATCGAATCCAACCACTGAAGCTATTGTATTTTTATAACTTGGAGGTATCCACCTTCTTAGAGCAATACTTACTTTTGCTGTTCCATTACCAGTATTATTAGTATTTGTGAAGAGTGTAAATGTTTGTCCATAAGTAAAAGTAGCTGGGGTAGCTGCTTCTTCGTGTACTATAACACGTGTTACTTTACCGTCAAGTGTTTCGATTCTAACGTCAAAACCTCCATTACCCTTCCCTCCATTGACGTACACAATTCCATTAGTATAATTACCTCCAGGATGAACTATATTTAACCCACCACCATCTGTTTTACCCTTACTTGGTAATTGTAATATAGGCATAGCTATTTCTTTATTTGTTCTAATCCCATTAATAATAATAAAATGACCTGGGAAAGTATTGTCTACTTTCATAGAAATCAAAAACTTAGAAATATTACCCATATTTTGTGTATAATTAGGAGCATCAACTAAAGATGTAGGTAAATTCCAAGTATTTTCTAATTGTGAACTAATTGTCCATGTACAAGATGTAGCAGTATCTAGGACATTTTTTAAAGTTGATTGAATATTTAAAGCTTTACTATTAGAAACTAATGCATAATCTGCCCTAGGTATACTAACTGTATAAATAGTACCAGTACTACCTTTAATCATATTCCAATTTAAAGTAGGACTAACTGTTCCGTCAGTTCCAGCCCCTGTAGGATCTATCCATAAATCTATTTTATCATTATATTTACCAACAATGTAATTACTATTATGTAAGGTAGCGTCTATTAACTCAATTGAATAAATACCATATAAAGTCTCAGCTAATTCTATAGTATAACTATTTGATTCTGGATATTCTTCTCTATTTCTATCGTTACTGTCTATAGAAACTCTATATTTTCTAACAGTTCTATTCATTAATCATTGAATAGATTATTTTTACTAATAAAAAACCTAGTTAATAAATAAGATGACAAGTACTATAGGTGTAAATTATGGAGACTCAATAATAGCTAACCCTGCTTTAAAAACAGAAAATAAAGGAGAGACTGGTGCACAGGGTATACAAGGTCCTCCAGGAGCAACTTTATACTATGGAGAAACTTATGCAACAACAGGAACGGTTACACTTACAGATACAAATTGGAATGATATGAGTGATTTAACATGGACTTCAGGTGATAAACATTCAGATATTACTATAGATACTTCCAATGGTAAAATAAGTGTACCTGTTTCCAATTTTTACGATGTGTCTTTTTTTCTTAATATAAGTAGTAACACTAATGCTAATATTTCGATAGGAATTATTAAAGGAAATGCTACAACTCCAGAAAATGATGACATTTCACAAATTTTTGTAACAAGTGGTAAAAAAAATATGGTATATGTTCAAAGTACCCTAGCTTTAGGTTCAACAACTCCTGTAAAACCTTATATAAAGACAGATACAAATGCTAATTTGGCAGTTGTAAATGTAAGGTTTGCTTTAACAGCTTTAGTAGGTGCTGATATAGCTGATTTTATTACAGATGATTCGGTAAATGACATAACAGCATCAGTAGGAGGTGAAGTTAAATTTTATAATACTATTTATAATATAGATGATAATACTAGTGATAAAAAATTAATACCTGCTAAACTTAATGTCTCGAAGTCTTATATTACTAATAATGGTCTTAACGTTAATCAATCTAGGGAATATAAATTTCAAAATGCTAACGGAACAGACCTTATAAGTATTTCTACTGTAGGAAATACTACTATTCATAAAAATTTTGACGTAAATAATAAATTTACAATAGCTAGTAGTACAGGGAATACAGTAATATCCGGTAGTTTAGAAACAACTGGAGCTAGTACGCTGAATAATAATTTAACTGTAGGGGGAACAACAACTTTGAATGGAACTCTTGACGTATCTGGAAACACTTCATTAAACAATGCTGATTTTAAAATTAAAAATAATATTGGAACTGAAAAATTTTCCGTAGCTGCAGCTAGTGGTAATACTGTTATTCAAGGAACACTTTCTTCCATAGGTGAATTTAAAGTCAATAATAATTTTACAGTTAATTCTAATGGTAATGTTACGATACCGGGTACTTTAGGAGTAACTGGACAAACAACTGTTCAAAATTTAACATCTACAGGTACAACTACTATAGGACCTAACACTTATCCTTCGGTAACAGGAGATACAGGTAAATTTTTGAAAACAAATGGAGCTGGTGTTTTAAGTTGGGACACTCCTACTGATACTTTGTATACAGCAGGAACAGGATTAAATTTAACAGGGACTACATTTAGTATTAATAGTTCTCTTAATAATTTAAGTGATGTTGTAATTAGTAATCCTCAATCTGCTGGTCAAGTTCTCATTTATGATGATGCTCAAGATAAATTTGTAAACAAACTAGTTACAGGTGGGACAAATGTTACTGTAACTTCTGCTGATGGAAGTATCACAATTTCTTCACAAGACACAACTTATACAGCAGGAACAGGTTTGAATTTAAACGGAACTGAATTTAGTATTAAGAATAGCGAAATAACTAGTGTCGGTACATTAGATAACCTTACTGTAACAGGAGCAACAACTTTAAATGGTAGTTTGACTTTAGATAATTTTACAGTAGCTGACACAACAGGTAATACTGCTATAGGAGGAACTCTTAATGTAACTGGTACTACAACATTAGGCACTACAACATTAGGTACTACAACAACTGGGGCTCTTTCTAGTGGAACTTTTCAATCTAGTGGAACAGGAACTTTTACAGGAAGTATAACAGCTGCTGGAGCTTCATTAAGTGAAAATGTTTCAATGACAAAAAATTTAACTGTTAGTGGTATAAGTTCTTTTAAAAATACTACTATTACTGGAACATTTAGTGTTACTGAAAATTCATCATTTAATAAAAATTTATCAGTAGGAGATAATTTAACAGTAAGTGAAAATTTTTTTATAATAGGTGGAGGATTAAGATTTACTGATTCAGGTAATGTTCCTGACTATACTATAGACTGTTTTGCAAAAACTGATGGTGTAAGATTACCAGTAGGTACAACAGGTCAAAGACCTACTAATAATTTAGGTGTCATTCGTTTCAATACTTCTTTAAGTAAATATGAAGGTTATGATGGAACAGTTTGGAAATCTTTTGGAGATCTTGGTAATACAACACATGGTTCTTTTGTAACAATAGATAACAATGGTAATATTGACTTTAAAACAGACAATACAAGAAGACTTTTACTTTCAAAAGCAGGTAAATTAACATTTTATACTTCAGGATTAGAAACCCTTTTTATAGATACAGATATTACTACTAATTTCCCAACCAACGCAAATGGTTATAAAACTTATGTTGATAATACAGTTCCTATTACTGCTCCAGGGGCGAGTCAAAAAAGTCGTTTAGTAGGTAATCTTTTGGTATCACAAACAATTTTAACTAATGAATTAAAGTCTGATAATATAAGTTCTAAAACAGGAACTATTGGTACTGTAACATTCGACGCTAATGGAAGTGTTGCTGGTTTAACAAATTTGAATATAGGAGGAGGAATAACAACTACAGGTGATGTTAATGCAACAAAAGGTATATTTACAGGTGACGTAAGTGGAGTCAAAGGTACATTTACAGGAGAAGTAAGTGGAACAAAAGGTACTTTTACAAGCCTTGACGTATCAGAAGGTAATATTGAAAATGTAGGTAATATTGCTGTAGATAGTATTTCAGCTGATGATGGAACTTCTTTTAGTATTAATAGTAATTGGACAGCAGCTGGTCAAACCTGTACAGATTTAGGAACAGTTACAACAGTAGATATAAATGGAGGTACTATGGACAATATTTCTATTGGTTCTGTAACTCCTGGTAGTGGTAAATTTACAACACTTACAGGTGTAGATGCAACTTTTTCAAGTTCTTTAAAAATACCTGTTGTTAACGGAGGAGCTAGTCAAGCAACTGCTAATGATGAAGGTAAATTAAGATATAATCAAGCTACAAGTAAAATACAAATAGTAAAATCTGAAGGTGCTAACTATTTTTGGACTAATATTGAAAGTGTTGTTAATAATAACAATGGAGGTGGCGGAGGTGGCGGCGGAACTGCAACTAGTGTTGCTGATACTGATGGTGACACTACAATAACTTTTGAAGATTCAAGTTTACCTGGAGCTAGGGATACAATTGAATTTTTAATAGGTCAAGGTTCAAGAACTACTAAAGACAACAGTTTTAAAGTTGCAATGATGGATCAAACAGGTCTTCAGGTAGGAACAAGTGTAACAAATTCAGATGGTGTAGATAGAACAGTTAAAGCAGATGAATTTAGTATTCCTGACCCTAGTACAAATAATACTAATCTTAATTTAGGAGATTTGATGGGTCCACCTAAAGCTATTTCTGGTTTGACTATAGCAAATAGTAGTGTTGATATAAGTGCTACTTTTACTCCCGTAACCTTTTATAATATAGGTTTTATCACAACAAAAGTTCCTGTTATATTAGCTTTAAAAGTTAAATTTGAAAATACTACAGACACTAATACACTGATACCTACAACTGGTACGCATTTTTCAATAACAGGTGTTAATTATGAAACTTTAAATAAAATAGTTTTTTCAAAACAGGCTGGGACTAATGGTGTTACAGGAACTACTTATACTTTTTACAATCTAAATCTTATTCAAGGAAAAGAATATAAAATTACATTAGGTTATACTAATAATCATCCTGAAATAAAAGCTATAACTAACGGAAATAATACTTTAACACAAGCTCAAGTTCCTGATACTATAACTACTGTAATATTTACAGAACCTACTACAACCAACGGTAGTACAAGTACAACTGTTTATAATGAATCTAATACTCCCAAAGTTGCCTTTAGTTGGACTCAACCATTACCTCGTTCAGGTAGTTTATCAGGATACGATGTTACTTATCAAGCAGTTGGTATTTCATTAAATACTCTTGATTATTCTGCTAATGAATATACTACTACTGCTACAGCAGGAGCAACTTCAATAAATATTACAAATAATGTTAAATTTGGAACAAAATATAAAGTTAAAATAAGAGCAAGCAATGATGCCGATGCCACTGGAACATACTCGGATGAATTTACATCTGCTGCTTTTACTAAAGTATCAAATCGTCCAAGTTCAACTGCTATTACCCTTACCCTTAGGAACTCTTCAACTGTGTCTTACGACGGGACAAGTTTAAATGGGTTTTATTACTATAATGGTAATAATTTTACAACAGGTTCAGGATACCTTTTTAATTCAAATCAATTCGGTAATAATATTGAATTTTATACAAATGCCATAAAAGTAGTTGAAAATTTAAGGTTAACAAATACTATAAGAGACTCTCCTGGTACTTGGACAGTAACAGGTAAAGTAGTTAAAGGTGCATTAGAAGATGAAAAAATTCATACCATAAGTGCTTATGGTTATGTCACTGATGTTAATTTTACAGGAAGTGCTACAGGGAATACAAATTCTGATATAGTTTTTAGTGGTAATTTAACTACAGATACTGATAAATTTTGGCCTATAATGAATATTAATACATTCTATTTGAAATTTAAAAATACTATGGCTACTATTGGTGATGGGACAATAACTTTGAAGGTAGATGCTCCATTAGATACAACGGGAACTTTAAATTTTTCAGTTGATACTTTAAATACAGTACCTACAATAGCTGCAACAAAAAGTGTTAAAATGTCTGCTACTGCTAGTCATGATTTTAATTGTGGATTAGCTAATTTGAAAGCTCAAACAGGTTGTGATTTTTTATTTACAACAACCATTCAGAATTTAGCTACTAATGCTGATAAATATTATAGGAATGATAGAAAACAATTACTAATTTCTAACCCAGATACTACTAATAGAACTATACAAGTAAATGATATTACATATGGTAAAAATGATGCAGCAAATTCTGGGAACCAAATTGTTTATACTGATAAAGATGTTGACGTACGATTATCAACAGCCAATAAAATAGGTTTGACGTACTTTACTTTAACAGCTTATAATATCAAAGGTTCTAGTAATACTACTGTAAGTATGAAGATTTATGCAGATAATAATTCTAGGGACAACACTATTAATAGAGTTTCTTCTGGAACTTATGCTTCTACTTTTCAATTTTATGGAAGTCAAGTTTTTACACCTTCTGTAAATATTGATAGTACTTCATTGGTAGTAACAGCTGATGCAGGTAAATTTTATATAGGAGGTGTAGCTCACAAAACATTGACCGTTTTAAGAGGAACTACTTACACATTCAATGTTAGTGATAATAGTAATAGTACACATGTTTTAAGATTCAGTACAACTGCTAATGGTACTCACGGTGGAGGTACTACGTACACAACAGGGGTATCAAATGCTAACAATCCAGGGACAGCTGGAGCTACTGTAACTTTAGCAGTTGATAATACCGCACCTGATATACTTTATTATTATTGTACAGCCCATAGTGGAATGGGTGGAATGATTATAGTCAGAAGTTCAGCCAGTTCTCCATTTAGTCATACCCAAGCTTTAGGTAGTAATGAAATGTTATTGATTAATGGTAAGTATGAATCTTTCAATAATACTTATTATATAGACTATTCTAATCATAATACAGGATTGACTAACGCAACAACCAATCTAACGGGACATAATGGAGTTGATATAGGTGGTACTGATTATCTATTTGCAACTTTTACTTTAACTCCTTCTGGAACTTGGTCTGCTGCCACTAGTACTTTAAATATTACTATTCAAAGTTATAGTGGATTTAGTAGAACAAGCGGAACAATAGCAGAAGATGGATTATTATTATACATTTGGTTACCTTCTGCTCATTATACTGGAGAGTATTATTGGTACAATGCTAATGCTCCTTTTGATAGAGAAGATTCATTTACTACTAATACAGATGCTCAAAGAAAAGCAGGTCTAATTCCTATTCTAAATTCAAGAAGTACAAGTGGTGGTAATTTAGTGTATAGTTGTAGTATTCCAGCTAACACAACTAAAGAGAGTACTGTCCATGTAAGAATAGGACTAAAAAGTGATAATAATAGTGTTAAAAAATTTAGTGGTATAACATTGTCTGGATCATAAAAAAATAATGTATTTTAATAGTAAGTATGGCTTCATTCACAGCAATTGATAAAGAGAAGATAGATTTATTATTAAAGAGAGCTTTAGGATTTAGATATACCACAAGTAATCTTATTCCTGGTCAAGAAAATTTTCAAACATCATTTATATTAAATGAACAAATTTTTTCAAAGAAGTTACCTTCAGAAGCTAATTTAAGTTATAACGGAGTTTCTGATGCAACGCATACTCAAACAGGTGGACAAATAGCTTCTGCTTATCCTATGTCAGTACCTTCAGGTTTTACACATATCAAAAAATATACAAATGTAAGAATGACAGTTATTCCTGGTACGGAAAATAGAGCATGGGAACCTTTTACTGTCACTAGTGGTAATGATGCTAATGTACTTAGGACTAAATTATCACAAAATATTTCAGGTAATGCTAAATTCAAATTTTTATTATCTGTTGATAGTGTTACTGTAAATCCTTATAATTCACAATATACACCTGTTATTAATAATGGTATTTTAATTTTCTTTGGAGGAACAGTTCCAAGTGCAACAAGTACTATATTTTTTACAGAACTTTATGTGTATGATGGAGATTTTGGAGCGGCAGTAGAAGTAACAGAAACAGATTTACCTTGGGCAGAATTTTTTATAAGTACGTCAACTGAAGTATTTAAATTGTCAGCAGCACCTGGTAATACTACTTATAATATTATACAGTCATGGAAAGACCCTAATTATAATTCAACTATAACTGGTATAACAGTAAATAGTGCAGCAGTAAATGGTTTTTATAATAGTTTTACTCTAAGTACTACTGGTCCTTATAAAATAAGTACTAATTTTAGTATAAGTGTTAAATGGATGAATTCTTCAGGAGACGAAGTACCTTGTGTATTTTCAGTAGCAATTCTTTTTGGAACTCCTTCTGGTAATAATTCATTCTTATCAGCAAGTGAAACAGGTGATAATAGTATTGGTAAATATATTAGTAATGGTAATATTATAAACGGGTCTCTTGATGTTGTTAAATATATTTCAACAGGTACAGTTATAGGTTTAGGTATAAAATTAGACAACGACTTTCAACAATCATTTGCTAACAGATTTGGAACAGTTAGAGGAGTTAATACAGATGCTAATACAATAGTTTTAGATACAACTGAATCTGCCCTTAGTGATGCTTATAATGGTTATTCTATTACTATAAATAATGAAGTTAAACAAATAACAGATTATATTGTAACAATTGTTAATGGAGTTACAACTAGGAATGCTATTCTTAATAGTAATTTTACAACAACTCCTACTACAGGTACAAGTACTTATAAATTAAGTTTACCAAGTGATACTTATTTTTCTTTTAATATTTTAAAAGCATCTTTTGCTGCTCATTTTATTAGAGGTGTACCTGGTCCTACTGGAGCTACTGGTTCAGCTGGTGCTGCTGGTGCTGACGGCACTAGTTACAGTTCAAGTATTACTAACATAATACAAGAAAGTTATCCTAATACGGTTACTACTACTAAATACTTTACACTAGCTGATTTGACTACTAACCCTATTACTACTAAACAAACTTTATTGTTCAAATGGAATAAAAATAATTCTAACGGTACTTTCTTTAAAGAAATTCATGGTGAAATTATGATAGTGACGTATCATAAAACAAGCGGGGATTATAATTATTATATAGAAGAGTTTTTATTGACTCATTCTTCTAATGGAAGTGTAAATCTTGAAAAATTTCAAGTTAAAGTAAAATTTTCACCTGATGTCAATACAGCTATTAATGATGGTGAATTTAGTTTTTTACTTTCAAATAGTTACAGTAGTACAGAAGGAGGTTTATTATTAACGGTTAAATCAAGTTTTTTAACTGAATCAGCTGTTAGAATAGCTATTGAAAATCATAATGGTAATGCAGATATTACTTGGGGTTCTGATGCATTATTGACTATACCTTCTGGTTACAGTAGTAATGGAAGATTACTTTTTACTTCAAGTACATCTTCTAGTAAATATATAGGAGGTTTTTTATCTTTTCCGATTCATTTTACAACAGAGAGAGCTAATGCTGATATTTATTTTTCAGTAGTTGATACTGCTCCTGATAATTCTAAATCGGTTGAACAAACTAATTATACCGTAGCTTATAGTGCTGCTGATGTAGTTTCAACTGCTGTTAAAAAATCAGTTAAATTCCCTAGTGGAGAAATAGCTGTTTCTATACAGACAACTCCTTCTGTATATTTTATAGTATCTCCTGCTACAAATTCAGCTAGTTTAACATCAACTGTAAGTATTCTTCAACAAAATTCTCCTGGTTCATTAATCAGTCCTCCTGCTATAACAGTAGATGGAAGTTTAACACAAACTAAGAAATTAGATTCAACTAACACGGTAGTTTTTGATTTATCTTATAGTAGTTCTTTGAATGATATTGTAGCAGTTTATAAAATAACATTAAATCTTATGGCATTTACTAAAGTTAATTTCTTTTTAGCAAGTAGCGTTAGTACTGCTAGTGGAACTTGGTCAAGTGCTGATAATGGTACTTATCCAGGAAATACCCCCGGAGGACATGCTGTAACAGTTACTGGTGGTACTGGGACAGGAATGTCAGTACAAATAAGTTTTGATAATTTTGCAAATCCAATAATTAATAACATAGCTAATCAAGGTACTGGTTATAAATCTGGAGATGTTATTACTATAACTAAAACTGTAGGAGTTGCAACTTCAACCGTACAAATGGTTTTAGGTAAAACAATGGAAGGAATTATAGAGTATTATTTTGTACTTTATGGAAGTACTATTAGTACTTATAAACAATTTGATATCAACAGTCTTAATTTTACGATACCTATACCTGTTTATAGTAGTGCTAACAATAATTTAACAGTTGATTTAAGTAATTACGCTAGTAATACTATGTCATTAAATGCAACAATATCCTTTGATAAATATGTAGGAATGGCTTAAGGGAATAATATTATTTTAAAGAGTTTGATGTCAATATCTTTAAAATAATATATTTATTAATTAGTAAGTATGTTAGCGGCCTCTTTAACTGAAAAAGCGCTAGGTTCTAGGGTAGATGTGACAAGTGATAACCCAGTAACTAAATTAGGACCATCTAGTGTGTCTTCTAACAGTGCATCTGATTATAGAATAACTATTGATAGTGCTAGGAAAGCATTGAAAAAAGGTTCAGTTGCATTTGATGGAGGTGTTGAAATTGATAAATTGAGAAGTAATTTAAAAACTAATAATAAAATACAACCTTACAGAACAGGAGACGGAGATGACAGTGACGATGAAGATATTGTTCCAAAACCAAGATATACTGTCGATTGTAAAACAGTTAATGATGCTATTTTAATACCTAAGGGTACAAATGCTCAAAGACCAGGAGAAACAGGTGCTTATACTATAGATAGTGTCACTGTATCAAAATTAGAAATTTATAAAGATGGAGTAAATCATATTGTTAAAGCTACTGCATCTGGAAGACACGGTATAGAAATTGGAGAAATAGCTAGTATATTAAACATTACAACTGTATTTGCAGAGAATATTGTTAAACAAACAGTAACTGCTATAAATACTACAGCTAACGCTAGTAATGGTATATTCTTTTTAACAGTTAATAATGGAACTACTGTTCCAACAGGATTTAATGATGGAGGAACTTATACAGTAGGTAATCCTAAAGTTTATACAGGTCTTACAGGTACAATAATAACACCACCAGAAGAAGGTTTAATAAGATTTAATACAGATTCTAAAATTTTTGAAGGTTATGCTAACAATGCATGGGGAGCTTTAGGTGGTGTAATGGATCTTGATCAAGATACTTATATATTAACTGAAAGTTCAGCAGGAGCAGATGAAGATAAACTTTATTTTTACACAGGAGGTACAAATAGATTAACAATTGATAATACAGGTAAATTATCATTATTTAATGCAGGTGGAGCAGAAAAATTTAGTGTTGATAATACAGGTGCAATAACTTCAGATGGTAATCGAATAGATAAAGTTAATGGGATAGGAGAAATTAAAAATTCTTCAACATTTAACAGTGGTAACACTAGCCATCAAGGACAAATTAACACAACAATGACACCAGGACAAGGTATTCAGGCTGTAGATAGTTGGATAGCTAATCATTTATTATATGATACCCAATTACAATTAAAAATTAATCCTGACGCTAGGTTAATAGCTCATCAAATGAATTATATCGATAAAGTAATTAGTAATGCTGTATATGGTAGTGTAGAATTTGAACACATTACACAAGCAAGTATGAATATACTTCCTAATAGGACCAATAAATATTATTATCCTATTATAACAGGATGGAAAATGGAATTACTTGACAGTACAGGTAATGTTTTAACACAACATTTACCAGCAGCTCTTAATATATCAGAACTTGCTAATAATTCTACTGTTCCTTCCATACAATTACCATCAGGTAGTAATACTAACATAAGATTGTATATTTCAACAGCTTCTACACCAGGTAATGGTTGGGGGTGGGATAATACAAATAGTATTTATAATGTACAAGTTACTAATGCGTCAATTATTAATCATAAAGTAAGGATATATTATGAAGATTCTCAAAATACAACTTATAAAAATACACCTAGTACTACAGGTACTAATAAATCTTATTTATTAACTACTGATAATATAACAAGTATTACAACAGTTGCTCAAAATTTAGGAATGAGAGTTGGATTTTTTAAAGAAGGTGTGACGTACACAGATGTTGTTCCAAAAAACAAAACAGTTACTAATAGTATAGCAACTGGTATGAAACTTCGTATAGAAACAAGTCTTAAATCAGTGAGCCCTCATTTAACAGTTACAATAACTAACCCTGGTAAAGATTATGTACATGGTGACACTTTATTAGTTTTTGAACCTAATCCAGCTTATATAGTAGCTGATAGTACATTAGTTGTAACTGTCACTGGAGCACCTCCTAGGTTTTATATAGATGGAGTTGAAAGAAAAGCTTTAACTTTTGTAAGAGGTAATAAGTATATTTTTGACGTAAGTGATACAAGTAATAATAATTATTTATTCTTATTAAATACGGCTACAGACGGCGGAGGAACTGATTATACTACTAGTGTAACTAGGGTAGGAACTGCTGGTACAGCGAATGCTACTGTAACGCTTGATATAGATTCAACTGTTGTAAGTTCTACTACTGGTCAGAGTATTAATGTTACTGTGGATTATGATGGTTATTCAAATAAATTTTATATCAATGGTGTTCTAACAGGAGATTTATTTTTATTAAGAGGTACAACTTATACTTTTAATGTATCTGATTCTACTAATACTGGCCATATTTTAAAATTCAGTACAACAAAATACGGTACATATAGTGGTGGAGCAGAATACACAACAGGGGTGACTAGAAGTGGTACTCCTGGGAGTACAAGTGCTAATATTACATTTGTTGTTCCAAGTAATTCCCCAGATAAACTTTATTATTATTGTAGTAATCACAGTGGTATGGTTGGTAATAGTTCAATAAGTGTATCAGATTCTCAGGCTGCTAATACTTTATATTATTATGGAAAATTAAGCGGAACTTTACAAGCTGGTATGGGTTCTTCAATAACTAATTCTATTAGTAATAATTTTCTTACAGGAACTTTAAGGGGAGTTAGTGTAAATGGTAATGTAACCACTGTTTCAATTTATGATACAGCAGCAGGTGATGCAACACCTTTAATAGGTATTAATAATGTTATTGGTAGTGGTAAATATCAATATTTGCAAATTGGAACAGAATATCTTCTTGTAACTAGTAATGTAACTACTGTTACGGAAGGGGCTACTACTAAATATAATATAACTCTTGGAGGTACTTTTACAAATACTGTAACAACAGGTGTTTCTACTTGGAGTATTTATAATACAAGAGAAATGACAGTTAGTAACCAAATACCAGTAAAAAGTGTATCTTTAGTTGTTTCTAATCCACCTGTTAATGGTTCTTTCACAAGTTCTGACGCATCAAGTGTTACAGCTAATTGGGATTTACCAACAGATACAGGTTCTGGGACAAATACAGACGTTAGAATAAAAGAATATAGAGTAGTCCCAAAAATTTTTGACAACATAATAAGAGGTTATGATTTTAAAGTATTTTCAATTAATAATATTAATATTACAAGCAATTTAGCAACAATAACTCTTACAGAAAACCATAATTCCAATTCAATTTCGATAACATGGTCATCAGCTGCATTTAGTAATGGTTTAATAACATTCGGTAGTACTACTAACGATGCTGATCATTCTCAGTTTTTAGTAGGAGAAGATATTTTCATAACAGGTTCTCATTCTAATTTAAATAATACTAAATTTAAAATTAAAAGTACAAATATAAATGGAACTACTTTTAATGTTACTATTATAGCACCTACTGGAATAGATGGTTCTTCTAATTTAGGAACAACTGGTACTTTAAGAGTTCCTGATTATGTGTATGTATACGGTAATAGTGCATTAATAGGTTTATGTAGTTTAAATGCTGATAGAGCAACTAATCAATTAACAGTTCTTAAAACAGCAGCAAACGCAACAGTCACTGGAGGATTTCTAACTTTTGTAAAAAATAAAACGGCAGTAACAGTTAATAATAATTATGTTCAAGGTACTACACATTGTGATTCCGTATTAGCTTATACACCTCTTCCAGGTGGAAGATACACTTTCGAAATAAGTGCATTGAGTGAATGGAATGATTCTTTCAATAATTATAGTACGTCATTAACAATACCTTGGAATTTTTCATTAAACAGTCCAATAGGTAATTCTTTATTTACTGGTACAACTAATGATTATGTTAGTACTAAAAGTAATACAACATTCGTTGATTCAGGAAATGATGCTAAATATACATCTGGTGCTAATTCTGGTAAATACAGACCTGTAAGTAATAGTTATACTACTTTGTATGGTCCTCTTTATAAAAAGAGTAAATTAACTCAACTTTCAATAACTTATTCTGACGTACAAGGAAATTTACAAGCAAACCCTGGTATAATAGCTTTAGGATATTTTAGAATTACAAAGATTAATGTATATAATAGTGGTGCTAATGTTTTAGCAACTTTGAATGTTGATGGAACACATGGTATAACAGCTACTGACACCATAACTACTTTAAGATGTAGAGAAGCTACTTTAAATTTTACTAATCAAGCTGTTGCTTCAGTAACTGCAAACACAATAACAATTAATTTAGGAGGGAGTCCTACACTTTCAAAAGGTTCTGGTGCTAATTCTGGAAGTCCAAATGTTTATAGTGGAGGTATTTTAAAGAAAGGAAGTAATCCTTTTTGTAATTTAAAAATAGAAAGTTTTCAAAGTACTAATGTATTAATAGAAACAAGTAATTTTAACATTGGTAATGATACAACTTGGAGTGATATTGATATTAACGCTACTGATACTATTACAGTCCCTGCTATGAATAATTTAACTGTAACAACTGGTGGTCTTGCTGATAAATACACTGGAGATTATACTGGTTTTTATACTAAATTTACACCTGTTATTACTCTTAAGAATACAGCTAATTTCGCAGCAGTTAATAATTTAGGTTATTATTTAAAATCTACACAGACAATACTAGGGAATACATTTGATAAAAGTACAGAAACAATATTCATTGAAAATTTTGATAATACTCCTACAGGTAGTAATGTATGTATTATCCCAGCAGCTGTTTCACCTGAAGTGAGTATATGTGGTATACCAATCGTTAACCCAACGACAACTTATAAAATACAATGGAGTGTTAGTAATCTTGCTAATAATTGGTATCGCGGGGATAAACAAATTTTTAATTTTGACATAACAGATGATTTAAGTGTTGGTACAATATCAATAGCTTCTGCGTTAAAAGTAATAAATTTAGACAGTATAGCTACTGGAGGACTATTTGTTGGAGTTGGAAATTTAAGCGAATCTACTACTACTAAAAGTTTTAGTACTGCTCCATTAAATGCTAATACACAATATCGTAAAGAAATTGCAATTTCAACTTTTTTTGAAAATACTAGTTATGGTGAAAAAATGAAAATGACTGTAACACTTTATAACATTAATGGGACGAGTACGTCAAATGGGGGTATAAAAGTTGATAATTCAACAAATACTGGAAGAATGAGATTCGATTATCCTAGTTATACACATATTACAAGTGTTATTCATTCAACAACAAGTAGTAAAGGACAACTTGTACATTCAGGAACAATAGCTGGAAATGCAGGTAGTGTTAATAGTTGGTGGAGAGTAAAAACTGGAGGTACTTTTCCAGGTATTACAGCAGGTGATACTAATTTTGGAAAACCTTTTGTTCATAATGAAAGTTTATTAGCGAGTGTTAATATGCAATTAGTAAATGGTTCTTTTGTGACACCTAATAATAGTACAGGATTTTTAAATTATTCAGATGTTATGAATATTAATCTTAATTATACCACTATATCATCTGATACTAAATATCGTTGGGTATCATTTAAATATACAAATTTATTTACATCAGCTAGTGGAGCTAATCCATATTTAAGGTTACAATTTGATGGTACCAATTTTAATACAACACAAAGTCTTTATAGTGGTACAAACTTTTCTGATGATAGTTTTGTGTACGTCAAATTAGTTGTAAGAAATAGTTCAAATGGTATTGTTAGTCAAACTTATTGGTTAAATGCAAATACTATTAAGGGTTCAGGTAATATAGATTTAACAATGTGGGAAAATAATGCTGCTGCTAATAATGGAATTTATGTTGAAACCCCTGGAGCAACTTATGATTATGGTAATTCTACTCAAGGTGGAATAAATGCAGCAGATTTCAATAGTAGGTCTACTGAAAAAGATAGATATATTTCATTAGGTGTCCCTAGTTTAACAAATGATGGTACTGACTATGTAGTACATTTATATGTAAGTGTAGCTATTCGTTCAAATAGTAATAAAACATTGAAGAGTGTAACAGCTTCTATTACTCAATAAAAGGTTTAAAAAAAAATATACTATTTAAATAAAAGAGATGTCTTTTGATAATGATGAAAAGATTAGTCTTCTATTTAAGAAATTAGTTGGAAAACCATGTACGTCAGGTTCTATAAAATTTTATAATGAACCTTCATTACAAAATAGACAAGTAATTTTTGACAACCAGATTTATCAAAAACCAGTTCCATCTTCTATGAACAATGCAGCTTTTTCTGGAGCTAGTTCTAATGTGATACGTAAGAGTAATAATACAACAATTTCTACAAATGGTAAAATAAAAGGAACTATAGTGAATAATGTTGATTATACAAATGTTACTAAGTACGTCAGAATTCCTTTAATTCAATTAGTAAGTGGTAAAAATGATGCATGGGTAGCCCCTACTACTACTACTAATGAAACACCAGCAGTAGAAGTTAGTAATTTATTGAAAGATACCATACCATTTACATTCGGAAATGGTACTTATTCTGTAGTACTTGAAAAGAAAACAACTACAGGTAATACTTTTGTAACAATACCTCTTGAAACAAAAGAATGGTTTCTTGATACAGACGTTGGAGTTTTGACTTTTTTTGGAGTTACATTCGCTAACTCTTTTAGTCCTTCTAATACTTATGACCAAATTCCTTATATGACTTTTTATAGATACGAAGGTTCAAAAGGTCTTTCTACTTTTTCTGGAAGTGTTACTATGAATGATTTAACTGTTACTGGGAATTTTAATCTCCAAGGAAGTGCTGCTCAATTTAATATTGAGGCTACAACTATTAATATGGGTGAAAATTTTTTAAAGTTAGCAAATGGTAATACAGCTAGGGGTAATGCAACCGATCTTGGATTTTATGGAGAATACGTAAATATTGATGGTAACGATTCTAGCGGTAATACTTATTATGCTGGTCTTTTAAGAGATGCTCCTAATGGTAAGTGGATCTTGTATGAGAATTCTTCAGGTAGTGGAGATAACAATACGTCAATAAGTGAAGACAATTATGCAGGTTTGAACGTTGGTTCAGTAAGGATTATGAAATCTGGAAGTGGGACAGCAACTGGTGTTTTACACGTAGGTACAAATGTAGCAGGATATGTTTTCCCTGCTAATAGAGGTTTAAATGGGCAAGTCTTAGCTGTTGATAACTCTGGTGATCTTAATTGGGTTAATAATGGAGGAGGTAGTTCATCCACATTTCAAATCCAAAATGGTAGGGTTTCTGATCTTTATTATTCTTCTAATGTCCTTATAGGAGGTAACACTAGTCTTAAAAGTAATGCTTATAAATTAGAAATAATAGGTAATGCTAATTTTACAAATTCTATTGTTATAGATCCAACTACTGCTACTAATGTTACTAATTATAAAGGCACAATAAGATATGATAATACTTTAGGATTTCAAGGATATCATGATGGTCAATGGTCTGCTTTAGGTAGTTCTAGTGGTGGTTCAGGTTCTGAAGTAACAGGTGCTGGTTTGGCTACATTTGACATGGTATCTAATAACGATAATGTATCTCTTTTATTAAAAACAATGGGAACTAGTAAGGACTCAACAGTTGATATTCATTCAACTAGTGGGACTGGTAAGTTAGTATTAACTAGTGATAATAATAGAAGTACAACTTTGAAAACAACTACAGATGGACTTAATATTAATAATAGTATAGTTATAGGAGATTCCCCTAGTTATTATGACAATAGTAATACAGAAGGTTCAATAAGATTTAAAACCGTTAGTGGTATTAAGAAATTTTTAGGAAATAATGGAACTACGTGGAGACCTTTAAGTTTATGGGATGAAAATACAGATGGGAGTATTTATTATAATAGTGGAGTTGCTGTAGGTGGGACTACTGTTAGTAATGCTAATTATAAAATGGAAGTTTTTGGAGGGTTTAATTGTACAAAATTATACGTAGGAGGAGTCCTTTTAGCTCCTGTAACAGGTAGTTCTTCAAGTTCAGAAACAGGTACATTCAGTATTCATAACGAAAATAAAAATACTTCATTTACTGTATCTACTGCTAAAACAGCAGGTACAAGTGAACTATTATTTATAGCTGATGGAAAAAATAGTTCTATTAAGGGGAATAGTAGTGGAAATATTACTATAAGTCCAGCTCAAGATATAGGTAACACTATTACAGTTACTGTAGCTGTTAATAAATTTTATCTAAATGGAGTAGTTAATAAAGATATTATAGTAAAACAAGGAGAATCTTATGTTTTTGATGTAAGTGATAATAGTAATTCTGGTAAAGTTCTGAAATTTAGTACAACAAATGATGGTACACACGGTGGAGGAAATGAATATACCACTAATATAGTTACATCAGGAACACCTGGTAATACAAATGCTAAAATAACTATTACAGTAGATAGTAATACACCAGCTACTCTTTATTATTATGAAAATACATCAGCAGGAGCAGGTGGAAAGGTTACTAAAGTTGTTGAGGGTTCTGTATATGTTGATGGTAAAGTTGGAATAAAACAAGCAACTCCAACAACAGAACTTGACGTAAATGGAACAACAAAGACATCTTCTTTAATAATTTCTACTAATAGCCCCCCAGCTAGTAATACTGCTACAGGTACAAAAGGAACTATTACTTATAATAATGATTATCTATACATTTGTATAGCAACTAATACTTGGAAAAGAGTTTCTTTGAGTACTTTTTAATTTTTTACAGTGTAAGAATATCGAAAAAAAAATGTTCTTATATTGTAATGGAGCCAGAGATTGGTATTTTTTCAGGGAGATTTGGAGCAGGAACTAAAAATCCTAAAACTTTAGTTCATATTTTAGGAACGGATACTGAAAATAATAGTCTTTATATATCAAGTGAAAATATTGATAAAAGATTGGCATTTAAACATCAGGGAACAACCGGTGAAATTTTTTCAAGAAATTATTCTACATCTGTTTACAACGATTTATTATTGAATAAAAAATTATTAATAAAAGACTCTGGAAGAGTTAAATTCGGAGATGTTGATAATGACCCAGTTGAAGTAGTTGAAATTTCCGGAGCATTAAGATTAACAGGAGCATCAGTTAGTCAAATGGATGGTACTATTATATATAATACTATAGGTTCTACTACTGATTTTTTTGGAAGAAAGCAGGGTGAATGGGTACCTTTGACAAGTATTAATAAAGTTAAACCTGGTGGAGGTCTTGTTATAGATAACGATGGATTTTCAATTAGTAACATTGATCCTCTATTAATAGGTCACGGAAGTGTTGATAAAGAAACTTTTTTTTACCTTACTAATGTTAACAAAGATATTCAATTACAATTTGATGATATTACAAAACAATTAATATTTGATACCACACCAACAGAAAATTCTAATAATCTTGTTAGGTCTGGTTCAGTTTATAGTTTTTTAGATGGGAAACAAGATAAATTTACACCAGAATCCCGTCTTGACGCAAGAGCATTAGGTGATGGTGGTATTACAAATAGAACACTAAGTTATTTAATTAACGTTGAAAGTGATATTCAAGTTCAAATAAACAATATTACAAATTACGATACTGTACCAACAGAAAATAGTCTACAAGGTGTTACTAGTAAAGGTATTTTTGATGCATTAGCTTTGAAAGCAGAAGCCTTTACACAAAACAATAGATTAGAAGCTATCGCTATAGGGGACGGTACTGTTACTGATACAGCTTTTAGTTATTTATCGAATGTTAAAAGTGATATTCAACAACAAATTGACGCTATCCCAGGAGCTAATGCATCAGATAGTGTACCTATACAAGGTTCAGAAAATTTTGTTAAATCTGGGGGTATTTATACAAAATTGTCCGAAAAACACCCTCTATTAACAGTAACTAATACTCTTGACCCTACATTAATAGGTGACGGTAGTGTAAGTACAACTACTTTTGGTTATCTTGCAAATGTTAATAAAGACATCCAGTTTCAATTGGACAATGTAACTGATAATATCACTTACGACAATACTCCTATTCAAAATTCTACTAATCCTTTAACATCTGGTAGTTTATTCGTTGAACTTGGTAAAAAACAAGATACAATTACCACTTCTAATTTATTAGATGCTTCTTTTATAGGTGATGGTACTATTCACAACGAAACATTAGGATACATTAGAAACTTAAAAGGAGATATAGAAGATCGTTTTTCAGAAATCACAACTATAGCTCAAGATAAAACTCCTATAACAACTTATATAGTTACTGCAGAAGGTAATCCGAAAAAATTTTATATTGATGGTGTAGAAGCACCTCAATTAACTTTTGTACCAGGTAGTACTTATAGATTTAATGTTGCTTCCGTAACTACTGCTAATTTTAGATTTTATGTAACAACTACAAGTGGAGGAGGAGGAGGATTAGTTGGGGTTACAAACGGTATTACTAACAACGGTATTGACTTTAATTCTAGTAATACTATGTTAACTTACAAAGTTCCTCATTATCCAACAGGTAAGATTTACTACGCTAGTATCGACCAAACAAACATGGGTAATAGGATTAATGTAATAGACCAAGCTTTACAAAAATCAGATAATGTCACTTTCAATGATATGACTATTAGTGGTAATTTAACAGTTTCAGGGAATCAAACAGTAGTTAATACTAGTACTATATCAGTAGAAGATCCTGTAATTACTATTGGAAGTAATACTACAGATGATAACCTTGACCGTGGTGTTGAATTTAAATACAATGATGGAAGTGCTAAGGTTGGATTTATGGGTTGGGATGACAGTACAAGTCGTTTTGTCCTTTTAAAAGATGCAACTAATACGAATGAAGTTTTTACTGGTACAGATGCTGACTTACAAGCAGCAAAAGGTTTATTTTCAGGAGATATAGTAGTAGGAGGAAATAAATTTCAAGTATCGTCTACTAATGGGACAACTAGTATAGGAGGCCAACTTTTCGTAACTGGTAATACTAGTATAAGTGGAACTTTAACGATGGACAGTAACAAAATTACTAATGTTACTGATCCTACTGCTGCTCAAGATGCTTCTACTAAAGCCTATGTTGATTCCAAAACACAAAATATCCCTAGTGGAGCGACTCTTACTATCCCTAGAATTAATGACAGTAACTCTAGTCATAAATATGAATTTGCAGTAAGTGATCTTACTGCAGACAGAACAATGACTCTTCCACTTTTAACAGGAAATGACGAATTTGTTTTTAAAGATCATATACAAACTTTGACTAATAAAACTTTAACAAGTCCAGTAGTTACTGGAGGGACTATTAATAATACTCCAATTGGAGGTACTACTCCTAATACTGGTGCATTTACAACAATTAATGCAAGTAGTAATGTTACAATAGGAGGTAGTCAAACTACAACAGGTCTTACAAATTCTAATGGAGGTATTGCTGTTGATACTGATAAATTTACAGTCGCAACTAGTGGTAATACAATAACAAAAGGTACATTAACCGTTAGTGGAACAGGTGCAACTACTTTAGGAGGAACACTAGGTGTTACAGGTTTAACAACAACAGCTGGTATTACTGCATCAGGTTTGTTGAATGCTAATGCAGGAATTGCAGTAGATACTGATAAATTTACAGTTGCTGATACTTCAGGAAATGTCAGTACAAAAGGTACACTTTCTGTTGAAAGTACTACTACATTAACAGGAGATGTTACAGTCAGTAATTTAAAATTGAACGCTGATGATGCTGCTAATAAAACAATGACAGTAGATGCTACTAATAGTCATACAACTGGAGAAGGTAAGTTGGTTCTTTCAGCGAGTGATGAAGTTGTTGTAACAGATGGTACTGCTACCGTTAAGCTAGATGGAGGAGTTCTTTCTACTGTCACTAGTAGTATCGACTTAGACTCTAGTGGAGCAGTTTCTATAAATAGCAGTGGAGGAGTAATCAACATAGGTAATGACAATGTTAATCAAGGTATTAACATAGCAACTAGCGGTACAAGAAATGTTGTTTTAGGAACTACTACTACTAATTTAGACATTAACTCAGCAGGAGCTACTATTGACTCAACGACACTTTCTATTGACAGTACCAATACAACTGGTATAACAATGACTGCTAACGATGCTTCAACTAAAAAAATTACTATTCAAGCTAAGAATAGTACTGCTAATCATGTTGGAGAAATTAATATGATTGCTGATGGTGATGTTAGTATAGTTCCTGGAAGTAGTAATGGAACGACAGGAAGTTCAAAAATACTCAAAGTAGATTCTACTGCGGCTATTAGAGTCCCAGTAGGGACAACTGCTCAAAGAAATATAGCATCTACCGAAACTGATGCAGCATTGAAAGCAGCTGCAAAGGGTTCTATTAGGTATAATACAAACACGTTGACATTTGAAGGTTATAATGGAGGAACATGGGGAAGTTTAGGTGGAGTAAAAGATGTTGACCAAGATACATTAATCACTAGTGAAAGTACTCCTGGAGCTGATGAAGATACACTTACTTTTCAAACTGGAGGTACAAAAAGAGCTACTATGGATGCAAGTGGAAACTTTGACGTATACAATAGTACAGGTGCTGTTAGTAAATTTAAAGTTACTAATGCGGGTAATACTACAATAGGAGGAACATTAGGAGTTAGTAGTACAAGTACAATGACAGGATTATTAAATGCTAATGGAGGTATTGCTGTCAATACTGATAAATTTACAGTTGCTGCGAATGGTAACACTACAACAGATGGTACACTTTCTAGTAAAGGTGATTTTAAAGTTAATACCAATAAATTTGTGGTTATTGGTACCTCAGGTAATACTACCGTAGCAGGTACAATGGATATCACAGGTAATACTGGAATAGATGGTGATTTTGACATTGCTACAAATAAATTTACAGTAGCTTCTGGAACTGGTAATACAACAGTTGCTGGGACTTTGGAAATCGAAGGTAATACTGGAATAAATGGAGATTTTGATATCGCAACGGATAAATTTACAGTAGCTTCTGGTACTGGTAACACAGCAGTTGCAGGTACTTTAGGCGTAACAGGATTAACTACAACAGCAGGTATAACTGCTTCAGGGTTGTTAAATGCTAATGCAGGTATTGCTGTAGATACTAATAAATTTACCGTAGCAGATGGAACAGGTAACACAACAATCGCAGGATCTTTAAGTGTAACTAGTACTGTTGGAATATCTGATGATACTACACTTAATGATGCTAATCTTATAATTAAAAATTCAGGTGCTGCTGATAAATTTAAAGTTTTAGCAGCAAGTGGTAATACTGATATAAAAGGAACTTTAGACACAGCTGGAGACTTTAAAGTAGCTAGTACTAAATTTACAATTGCATCTGGAACAGGTAACACAACAGTTGCTGGGACTTTGGACGTCACTGGAAATACTGGTATAGATGGAGATTTTGATATTGCTAGTACTAAATTTACAGTAGCTTCAGGTACAGGTAATACAGCAGTTGCTGGTACTTTAGGTGTAACAGGATTAACAACAACAGCAGGTATAACTGCTTCAGGATTACTGAATGCTAATGGAGGTATTGCTACTGATACAGATAAATTTACAGTTGCTACCAACGGTAATACAGTAACAAAAGGTACTTTAACTGTCAGTGGTACAGGTGCTACTACATTAGGAGGAAACTTAACAGTAGGAGGAACTAATTTTCAAGTAGTCGCAGCTAGTGGTAATACTAGTATAGCTGGAACTTTAACAAGTGATGGTAATGTTACTGTTGAAAATGCTACTTTAAAAATAAGAGACGGAAGTAATAATGATAAATTTACTGTTTTTGCAAACGGTAACACAACAGTAGGAGGAACTTTAGGAGTGACTGGGGTGAGTACAATGACTGGTTTAACTAATGCTAATGGAGGTATTGCTGTAGATACTGATAAATTTACAGTTGCTACAAATGGTAATACTGTAACAAAAGGTACTTTAACAGTTAGTGGTACAAATACTACTGAATTAGGAGGAAGTTTAACAGTTACTGGGGTTAGTACTTTTAATGATAACGTAGCAGTTAGTGGTACTAAAACATTAACAGTAGGAACTGGTTTAACAACTCTTGGAGGTAATCTACAAGTTGATGGTAATTTAACTATTAGTGGAACAACAACTACAGTAAACACTTCTACAATAACAGTGAAAGATCCTGTAATAACAGTTGGAACTAATGCATCAGATGATAATAAAGACCGTGGTGTTGAAATAAAATGGCATGATGGTACCGGTAGTAAGGTAGGATTTTTTGGAATGGATGATAGCACTGGAGAATTTACTTTTATTAAAGATGCTACAAATACTAATGAAGTTTTTAGCGGTACTGCAGGTAATGCTAAATTTACAAATATGACTTTAGGAGGAACCTTAGGTGTTACTGGAGTAAGTACTTTGAGTGGTCTTCTTAATGCTAATGGAGGTATTGCTGTTGATACTAATAAATTTACAGTAGCAGATGGAACAGGCAATACAATAGTAGCAGGTACATTGAATGTGACAGGAAATACTACAGTAAGTACATTAAGTACAAGTGGACAAATTGACATGAATAGTAATAAGATAGTCAATGTGACTGATCCAACTAGTAACCAAGATGCAGCTACTAAAAAGTATGTCGATGACCAAACTACTAATATTCCAGCAAATGCTTTATTAACTACACCGAGAATTAATGATACAAGTAGTGATCATAAGTATAAATTTGCATCTAGTGAATTAACAGCTGATAGAACAGTTACTCTTCCGCTTTTGACAGGAAATGATGAATTTGTTTTTAAAGACCATACACAAACTTTGACTAATAAAACATTGACTAATCCTGATATTAACGGAGGAACTATTGACAGTGCAACAATAGCAACTAGTAATATTACAGTAGGAGCAGGGAAAACTTTAAATGTTTCTGCGGGTACTCTAACATTAGCTAATAATCAAATTAGCGGAGACAAGGTAGAAGGTGGAACTATTGCTGGTATTACTATTACAACCTTGGATTCTACAACTGGTAATATTACAACAGTTAATTCAACAACAGTGGACACTACTAATATTGAAGTTACAAACATTAAAGCTAAGGACGGAACAGCAGCAGCTACTATAGCAGATTCTACTGGTATTATTACTATCCCTAGCAGTGTTTTAACAACAACTGATATCAACGGTGGAACTATTGACAATACAACGATAGCAACTAGTGATATTACAGTAGGAGCAGGTAAAACTTTAAATGTTTCTGCGGGTACTTTAACACTGGCAGATAATCAAATTAGCGGTGATAAAGTAGAAGGTGGAACTATTGCTGGTATTACTATTACAACTTTGAGTTCAACAACAGTTAATTCAACAACAGTTGACACTACTAATGTCGAAGTCACAAACATTAAAGCTAAAGACGGAACATCAGCAGCTACTGTAGCAGATTCTACTGGAGTTGTTACTATTCCTAGTAGTGTTTTAACAACAACTGATATCAACGGTGGAACTATTGACAATACAACGATAGCAACTAGTAA